ACGGTTACAATCACTGGACCAACCTCAGCGACGACATACGCGACCGCAACTCAGGCCATCGTGCTGTCTGGAACCGCGAGCGATGGAGTAGGCGTAACGAGCGTAGTAGTGGCTTTGACTGGAGCCACGACAAAAACACCAACCGTATCAGGAACGGCGAACTGGACAAGCTCCACAACGCTCAACGCTGGCGTAACACTAGTTACTGTGACCGCGTATGACGCTGCATCCAACTCCAGCACAGATACTTTGACCGTAACCTATACCCCACCAGATAACTCAAGCGGGATCACTGCTGAAACTGTGAAAATAGGAGCGGATTGATTATGAGCATACTCAGCAGCAAATCCCTCCAGCATCGCCGACGTTCAACGTGGGGACGTTTATTGTTCGGTAAGAATGAAAGGACATGTATGAGCATACTCAGCAGCAAATCAGACACAACCAGCAGCACCAGAGTTGCTATGCTGGCGGTGGTGGCAGCAGTCCTGTTCCAGTTGGTTTATGTCACAGTCAAAACCGGAGCCGTTGCAGCGATCCCGATTGAGCAAGTGTATCTCGTCGCCAGCGTCTTGGGTCTCAAAGGATGGCAGAAGATCAATGAGTCAAAATCTACCACCCAGCAATCGTGATAAAAATGGATTCATATGATGCAAAATCTGACGATAGAAGGCAGATCTATGCCCAGCTGAATGAGCATTCTGTTTCAATAGCATCCCTCCAAAGCGGACTGGCAAGCCTTACAGACAGCACTGAGAGCGGCTTCAAAAACATAGCAAACAGGCTCAGCGATCTGTCTGAGAACCTAAGGTCTTCCAAGCCGCAGCTTGGGGCCATTGCATCAATAATCTTTGCTACCTGCGGCATCATCGGTGCTCTTGCTGGATTTGCACTGAGGTCATCGACACTCCCTATTCAGACTGAGATCCGTAATCAAAAAGAACTTCATGGCTATATAACGGAAGAAACCAACAAAAGGCTTAACAAAATAGATGAGCGCATAGAAAATATTGTGCGGTCATCCTCACGGGAAAACTCAAAACAGGCACAATAATATGAAAAAGCTGCTAATCGCTATCGCTATCGCATTTATCGCCACTGGATGTGGCCACTTAAAAACTGCACTGACAACCGAACAGGTAACACAAGAGTCTGTTCCGAAAGAGGTGGTTTCCGATGTTAACGGATCATTGTTCACCAACATCGTTCAGACTATCGAATACAGGACAAACTACGTGGCGAAGCCTGTAATCGAAACCGCTGTCGAGGCGACCAATGCAATTCCTGCGTGGGGTGGTCTTATCAGCACAATCCTCAGCGGTGCCTTGGGTGCCTACGTTGCGTCTCTCAACAAGAAGCGCGGCAAGGCCATTGCCACCGCTTTGATTACGGCCACTGAGGCGGGCAGGGATGTGCTTCGCAGTATGCCTGATGGCGAGCGTATCGACAAAATGTTTATCGACGCTGTTATCGCACAGCAGCTTCAGAAGGGTCAGGCAGATCCGATTACACAGTTGGTCAAAGACTTAACGAAATGAACTTCATTCGATCCGTAGGCAGCTGCTGCACCCCGGCGTGCGATACCACATCGGTGATCAACACCCCCGGACCTCAGGGTCCGGCGGGTGCTGATGGCACAAATGGGGTCAATGGCTACTCCGCATACACGTCCATCACAGCCGATGGCCCGGTTCAGCCTGCCGTATTGTCCACTGTCACCCTTGATGTTGGGAACAACCAGTGGATGGTAGCATCCCTGTCATCTCCTCAGGGAATGCGGATCTGTATTGGCGACCCTCTTGCTACCTATATGGGATACTACCGGGTTGTGTCGCTCAGCGGAACAACTCAGGTGACACTGGAGAATCTCGGATATGACGGGAACGCAGCTCCGGGAACCCCGTTCGCGATTGGAATGACGGTAAGCCCTGCCGGTATCAAGGGACTGGATGCAGCTGGGGTTCACGATACGGTTGCATTGCCATCTGGTGTTTCTACTCAGGCAATAGCCGCACCGTCTGGGAACTTCGGCTTTGCCCCTTCGGCTGTCATTGCCACAATCTTAAAGCCAACTGGTGGTATCACCTTTTCTGTGAATGTGCATAGTCTTGCCACCACTGGATTTACGGCTGATTTCACAGCCATCATTCCTTCCTCTGGATACAGCATTCAATACGTAGCCTACTCATAATATGCCAAACGAGACTGCTCTCAATAATGTCCTGCTGCAAAGCAATGCCAATGCTGGTGGTTACCAGATCACCAACTCAGGCGGCATTGCGCTGACGTCCGGGGACGTCCTTCTTGCGCAGAATCCTACGAATGCACTGCACGCCGTCACAAAGCAATATGCTGATGCAATTGCCGGTGGTGCTGCTGCTGATCGTGGAATCGTGGCTGGGGCTGGCGGCCTGAACTTCGCTCAGGACTCAGACTATACAGCCAACAGGATTCCCTTTGCTACTGGAACCACAACCATGGGGTTCAGTGCAGATATCACGTGGGATGATGGACTCAAGTCCTTGGCGATCAGCGGGAAGATCGAGCAGAGCGGTGCAGCGAATTCGAATTACTTCGAGGGTCCAATAGCTGCCGGAACCAGTTCATCTGTTGCTGGCAATGCGATCTATACCGGAAGGCAAACACTGACCAATACGACAGGGACCAACTACGGGCATGTCGTTTCAACCTCTTTCTTCCCCACGTCTGCATCCACGGGAACGGCGTCTTCAGCATACGTCACCGGAAACACTACGTCCGCAACAGGAGACCTCTCGGGCGCGTCATTCAACGGGATGCACATCAACGTCGGCCATTCCAACACCAGCCAACCCCTTGGAACCCTGAGGAATATCTACTCGTATGCGGTACATGGACCGGGAGCCGGGGCTATTACCAATTTCCATGGTGCTGATTTCTACATTGATGCCAATGCCGGAGCTGGAAAGATCACCGATCTCTACGAGCTTAGGCTCAGATCGTATGTGCCAAGCTCAACGGTTACCGGAACCCAGTATGCAATCAGTCAGGAAAACGGTTCAGCCTTAAACTCCTTCGCTGGAAGCATTCTTGGCAAATCGACCTCGTATTTCACAACCGGTTCTGGGTCTGGAGATCCGTACACCTACAACCCAGTTCAGCTTGGCGTATACTCAAGCGGTTCATACACGTCCACTAAAGCGGGGCTCAGTGTCCATCATGAAAACGCTACTGGATCGTCCTCTGCTGGAACTCACTTTGGAATATCCACCTACTCGAAATACACTGGAACTGGGGGTCTAACGAGCACAGGTGCGGTCGGTATACTGGGTATGGCTAGGAGTGCCGCAACCGGCACTGCCTCTGTTGCTGCCGTTATTGGCGTCTGGGCATCCTCTGGTATTGATTCATCCGCAGTCTCTGGTCACTCAATCAGCAACGTCTACGGTGTCAGGTCATTCGTCTACAACTTCAAGAGTGGTTCCACCGTAACCAATTCGTATGGTGTCTACATCGAGGGATCGACTGCTACCGGAACGATCACAAACCGCTATGGCCTGTATCAGGCAGGCGCAAACGACAACAACTGGTTCTCTGGCGCATCCCACTTCAACTCTCTATCCAGCTTTGGAGCTGACGCTTATGCCGCCGGAAGGCTAACCACGTCACCGGCACTGTATGCTTACAAAGCGACCGGAACGACAACGAACTGGGCAGCTGAAATACGCCATGAGGGAACCCTTGGATCACCCGGCACCGCAAGCCAGTACTATGGTGCATTGTTTTCAAAGTCTGAATGGGTAGGAACAGGTCAGCTTGCCGGAGGATATCATGCAGGCGCTCGCATTGTCGGAGAATTTAGCGGATCTATATTCCACAATGGGCAAACCAGAGGTCTGATCTCCCAGACATATCTTACGGCATCGGCCACTGCCGGTGCCGCATACATGATTGGATTGTATGTTGAGGGCGGCAATCAAAACGCAGGTCAAACTCTTGGAAACTATTACGGACTCTATATCGCACCATCTACTGCAACTGGAACAATAACGAACAGGCGTGGTATTGTTCAGGAGGGTGTAGACGACACAAATGTCTTTAAAGGTCCAACGATATTCCAAAACACAGTCACTATCAGTGGCGATTTTGAGAACGATGTGGCGCGTGGGGAACTGTATCAGGATGACACCGGAACAACGGTCACTCTGACGGCTGCAAACACGTGGTACCAAGTGGCTGGAACATGGACCAGCCCCGGACTGTCAAAGAATATAACGCTTACCACGGCTGGCGGCACGATGACGCCAACCCAAGCTGGTATATATCTGGTAGACTGGCATCTGTCTGGGACGAACAGTTCAAACAACCAGACCATCAACGCAGGAATTCGTAAGAATGGAACTACTGTTGTTGTAGCAAGTCAGGCAGAGACGACTTTCGCTGCCAGTGGTGACACATATGGAATGAGCGGCATGGCCCTTGTATCCCTCAACGGAACCACTGATTACATTCGCATGGCTGTAAACAACAACACATCTGCCGGAACCACGTTTACTGTGGACCACGCAAGAATGACAATCATCAGGGTCGGAAACATCTAACCCAAGAATCAAAAGGAACAGAAAATGGAAGTGAGGATATCTGTAGTCAACTTTGTCTCCAACACGGCTACGTATAATGCGTATGACGACTCTGGGGTCTACATTATGGGGCCACTTGACGTGGCTCTGACTAATTCCGGTGACTCGATTACCATGGATGACATTAAATCTGACTGCCTCAGTCACGCTGCCGCCCAATCTGCTGAGGTTGTGAGGCAGATGCAGGGTCGGTTGGCTGCGATCCAAAGTGGTGCCCAGACTGTTGTCAGGATCGAACCTCATCAGGCCGATCCACTTGACGCTGGGAGAGGTCGGTGATTTGATCGTCGCGCTATGCTACTTACCTACAAAAAATCCGCAGAGTTGTTGAATGCAATCACCTCGCTCGAGGTCGATTCGTCTGTTGATGGTGCTGGCTCTACGAACATCAAGCTCGCATACAACATTGGCAGGCTTGAGGAGAGTGTTAAGCTGGCTATCGATACCCGGAAAAAGGTTTTCGGGGAGATGACCGGCGGAAGGGACACAATTAAGCCGGACGATCCTGTTGCCGAGCAGGTATCTAAGCGAATGCTGGAAATCGACGACACTGAAATTGAGATCAAATTGTGGAAGATCGATTACACAACGCTGAATCCATCATCGGCAAAGCCCATGCTCGTTCACATTATGAAAGATATTCTGGTTAACGTGCCCGAGTTGGGGGAGCCTGATGCATAATGTCATCCTCGCCGCGCAAACTCTTATACGATGGCTGGTTACAGCTAAAGTCATGTAACGGAATTGAGAGTCCTGTCAATCTGGACAGGAGTCAGGTTCACAGGGCGGTAAACTGCTCCTTTAGAAATGGCGAAGTCGGACCCAGACCGGGGTTCCGATTTCGCCAGCTCAATTTCGATGACGACGTTGACAAGAATATATTCGATTCAGGGAGATGGCATGGGGCAATGGCCTATCGTCCTGACAGGGGCAACTCATTTCACCTAGTCAGCAAGGGCGGGTATCTTTGGAAGGTCGAGCCGTACAACAATTACAGCGTCAAAAACGTCAGTGTTCGAACAGGCCACTCCAGCATCAATGCTTTCATCGCACCTGTTATTGGTGGATCTGTGACCATTGCTGCTGATTCGGTGGCGGACATGCGTGAAGGTGCGATCATCCAGTTTGAAAGTGGAAAGTATCAGGTAAACACCTACGATGTATCCCTAAACGAAATCACGTGCGTCAACCTTAGTGATCCTGAGGGGACTTCGCACCCTGCGAATCAGTCGTTTATCGCGTTCGATACCAACAATTCGAAGTCCTTTAAGCACTGGATGATTCAGGCCGAGTCGTGGGCTTTGATTCAGGATGGGACGAACCGCTGCATCATCTTTGACGGCACGACATCCCGCCGCGCAACAAGCCTTGAAGTCCCGATCGGCACCAGCATGGCGTATGGCCTTGGAAGGCTGTGGTTATCCAACCCGAATCAGGATGGCTTTGCTGCTGGTGACTTGATTTATGGTCCGTCCGGTTCAAGCAAGTATCGCTACCGGGATAGCGTTCTGAAGTTTACCGAGAACACCTTCCTCTCTGGAGGTGGTTGGTTCTCGGTCCCGTTGGATGCGGGGAAGATCCGGGGCATGAGGTTTATTGCAAACCTTGATGTTGTTCTTGGTCAGGGTCCGCTTCAGGTGTTTACGGAGAATGGCAGTTTTTCGGTCAAGGTTCCTGCAAACCGGGCTCAGTGGGATCTGTTTGGGTATGACCAGAGTGGCACCCTTGCCGAGACTGCCATCGACCCCATCCAGACTGTCAGCTTGATTGAGCAGGGTGCAGCCAGCGATCTTGGCATCGTTGCCATCAACTCTGATTTCTTCTTCCGCAGCCGTGATGGTATCAGGACATTCCAGCTGAGCCGAAGGCAGTTCGGAACGTGGGCCAACACCCCGATTGGCCAGAATGTCGATTGGGTTCTGGATCTGGATCAGAAGAGTCTCCTCCAGTATTCAAGCGCCACCGTATTCGAGAAGAGATACATGTGCCTGTGTGCTCCTCAGGTCGAGGATCGTGGCGTTGTTCACAAGGGTCTGGTCTCATTGGACTTCCAGCAAAACAGGTGGGAGGACAACAGCCCTCCGGATTGGGATGGGCTTTGGACTGTCTCCTATTTCTACCAGATCTTCTCCGACAACTACAGCGGGGAGGATCGTTGCTTTGCGTATTCCCGCAATTTGAATGGTGAGGTGGAGTTGTTCGAGATGGACGTAAGCGCCCACTATGATCAGGCAAACGCGACACAGCCTACTCTTATCCGCTGGTCGTTTGAGACTGGGACCGCGTTCTTTCCGACAGAGGGTAGCCGTGGGATCTTTGACCTGAAGAGGCTGTATGGTGCTGACATCCGCGTTGCTGAGCTTGAGCAGAACGTAGAGTTCAATCTTCGATGGAAGCCGGATCTGCATCCTTGCTGGTTCAAGTGGGCATTCTGGACTGAGTGTGCGCCCCTTGGGGCGGACTGTGGGTTCGTTGATGTCTCTGAATGCAGGGACTGGAGCATGGCCAAGCCGCAGATCAGGCCGCAGATGGGCATCCCCCAGCCTCCGGACATCTGCGATTCCGAGGCGGGGTTACAGGCAAGGAACTTTTATGGGGTGCAGGTTCGTCTGGATATTCGTGGCCACTGCAAAATCAATGGCATACGGCTGGCGGCACAGCCCATCGACCAGCCAATAATCGGAAGGAAGGTAAACTGTGTCTGACTGCAATAGCGTTAAGTGCGGTGAATGCATTCCACTGTTCAACTACTATGTGAACCAGCAAGAGGCGATCTTTAACGAAGATGCAGTCATAACTCCGGAATGTCCGCAGGGATATATCTGCGATAACAATGACCCTGTAGTCATACCTGCTGGAACAAAAAAGATCATCCCGGATGTCCCGACGTATGATCCCAACCTAAACCCTGATTGCGATTATCTATGCGAGATGGATCTGATTCTCGACACGACAGTTCCACAGTTTGGGAGAGCGGAGATCGGAAACTCTGCAATCACTGTGCGCTGCAAGGACATTGGTGAGAGTGAAGATGGAACTGCTGAGTATACGGTTCCGGGAAATCTGTTTGTTGTATCATATAATCCTGCACTCAAAAGCCCTCAGCAAGCCCTCGCTGAGGCCAATCAATTGGCTTGGGATTATGGCAAGATAAAGTTGGCTGAGAAAATAGCTTCTGGAGAAATGAACTGCAATGGATGGGATATCTATCACGATCCCGGAGATGGTCCATGGCAGCCCGGGAATGTCCTGACCACCACATCGACAGGATATGAGGTCAGCCTGATTGATCCATACATCGAGGTTGTTACGGCGTGCTTGGGGCCGGGCGGAATTCCCCCGTGCTACAACATTCCTATCAGGACAGCACAAGCCAACATCGCTAGAGAATATGGCCCATACGCTACAGACAAGATCATCAGGCAGGTTGGAGAGCTTACCCTGTTCGGTCAGATGACCGATCCGTTTCTTAGTTCTTGGGTCATGAGGCAGCTGGTTGGATATTTCGATCCAGCTACTGCAATCGAGGATATCAATGCTCGTGATGATCAGGATGGCCTGATTCCCGGAGCGCCGTATGTTGATGCCAACAATAACTCCGGTGGTGGTTTCATAAACACCATCATCCCGTTTGACATCTCATACCTCCTTCCTGCTGGAAGTTCTGTAAAGGTAGTCAGCAGTCAAAACACATATTCTCAGAACAATGGATACTGCACCTGCGGATTCGTTGTGGAGGTCACAGAGGAAGATCCTTAATAAATAGAAAACAGCCGTTGCGCCATGAGTGATATCATTATTGTACCAAACCTTGGAAATGTAGGGGTTAATCCCTGCTACCAAACCGAGCAGGCCAGATATCTGGACTTCATGACCAAGACGGTCTGGAGTCTTCCGATGGAGCAGCTTACTGGAGTGTGGGTCTCTGATGTTGCTCCTACAGATCAAAGCCAAATCTGGGTGAAGATCAATCCGTCAACAGGTGCAGTGTCTTCACCGGGTGCAATCTTCAAATTTGTTGGGGGCCAATGGGTAAGCACGAACCCTGTCGAACCACTCACGTCATACCGTGCGCTATTTGTAGGACTTGAGGCGGATGTCTGGAGTTACGATGGGGGTGATGGAAGCGATCCATCTGTCAGCACACCAACTCCCAGCACGGGGGCAATGTGGGAGGTGGATGCTGACTTTACCGACATAATATTGGGTGGTGCTGGATCAACAATTGCTCGGGCTGCGAACACTGCCCTCTATGCCACCGGATCTGATACTCCTTCTGTTCGAGGGTTGTATGTGATTAAGAGGACTGCGAGGCTGTATTACGTGCCGTAAAGGAACAACGATGAGAGTAACACTTCAGATGGCCAGAGAAGAGTTGGCTGATTTGCCGAATGCCAACCTGTGTGTTGATGATCCTCGCATCGACACGCTGATCAACAGATGCCAGAGGCGAATCATTGAGAAGTCTCGGTCTGACCTGCTTCATCGCAGGATCAGGATCTGCGTCAGCAACAAGTGCATCGTCACTCCGCGTGGCATTGTGACTCTTACTGACGCGGCGATCGGAACAGTTCCCATTCCGGTTCGGAACGGATGGTATGAGTTCCTGCCCAACCAAAGTGGTGTAGATGACGGCAAGAGCAACTGTGTTCCGGTCGGCTTGCACTATCGTCAGGAGGTCTGCACGATCAGGAACATTCCCGTAACTGCATCTACCATCAAGATCTACACCGAGCAGGAGGAAGCGGCAGACTCCTACGTAACCATTTATGGATTTGATCAGTATGAGCGGAAGGTCAGGACAGACTGGGATCTGGATGGTGAACCTGAAGACGGGGAGCGCATCTCTATTGCAGGCCCGGCAACCGTGTTCACCGGCACGGTGGCGTGGGGGGTCGGTGGAATTTCGAACCTCGTCAAGTCTAGCACACGGGGACGAGTTCTGGTTTATTCCGTGGACCCCACCACAACGGCGGAAACCCTGATCGGTGTGTATGATGACGATGAGACCAATCCGTCCTACAAGGAATACCTCCTGCGCGGAGAGCAGATTCCTGATGACGAGAATCCTCTCACGTTTACCGCCATGGCCAAGATGGAGTTCATCCCGGCCAAGAACCCGGACGATGTCCTTATTGTTCCGTCACTTGAAGCAATTCGACTGATGGCCGAAGCGGTGCTCAAAATGGACAACAACCAGTTTGCCGAGGGGGTTGGCATCTCGCGTGAAGCGATGCGCCACTTCGGAGAGGTCAGGGATCACAATATGCCGATTGAGCAGATTGCTGTCAGCATGAGATCTCAGGGAACCGCACGACTAAACAAACGCAGAATCGGAAGGATTATCTAAATGCCGACAGTTGCACAATTACAGGAGAGCGCCAGAAAGAGGCTGCTCTCAACCACGCCCGAAGAACTCACAGCGCAGCTGCCTGATATTCAGGAGATCGCGAAGCTGGTTCCGCAGGGTGCTGAGCTGATTCCGGGGCTAACAGAGATGGCCTCTGGAATTGAGGAGTCAGCTCAGGCGCGGAGAGCTGGCATTGCTGAGACTGCACAGCCGGGCGTCACCCAACAGTTTGGCATGGCCAACCAGCAGATCTCTCAGATGCTTCAGGGGGCAATGCCGCAGGACGTCATTGACCAGATCCAGAGCAACGTGGCAGCCCGCGCCTTGTCTGGAGGCGTTGCTGGAAGCGGGTTTGCTGCGAACCAGTATGCCCGAAACCTTGGTCTCACCAGCTTGGATCTGATTGGCAGGGGGCTTGGCTCCCTGCTTCAGGTCACTCCGCAGCAGCAGGCACTGTTCGGAACTGAGGCTGTGGATATTGAGCAGAACATTCCCGGACTCACCGACATCTACAGCTCGCAGGCCAGTCAGGCCATGAGCCGGGCTCAGACCGCTCAAGAGCTTTACGGTCTGATGCTGACAAACCTGCTCGGTCAGGGTAATCAAATCGTATTCTAAGGACAAACAATGGCCAGAAATCCAATAGGCATTCTCGCCCCTCAGTTTGCGCAGGGGGCACTTTCTGCTGCCGCAGCACGCGGACAGCAGACCGCAGCTGAAAACGCACGCATCGCAGCCCAGAGAGCCGAGATCGCGGCACGTGAGCGCATTGCTTCCCAGCAGGCGTTCATTGACATGCAGCGTCTAAAGCTGGGGTATGCCGAAATGGAGGCAAGAAATCGTCTGGCCCAGCAGCAGAATGCACTCGAGGAGAAGCGCCTGAGCCAGCAGGAGCGACTCGCGCTGAACGCAGAGAAGAATACGACCGAGCGGTTCCTCGCCAATCTGGAAGAGCAGAAGGCATCGCGCATCTCGTCCGAGGCCATTGCCAAGGCTGAGCTTGGACTGAAGCGTGGCCAGTTCGACATCGCGGCTGCCAAGGAGCGAAGGCTCTACAAAGGACTTGAGGCGAGGAAGAACTTCATTGAGGCACTCAATCAGCATGGTCCTGACAGCGAAGAAGCTGGCAAAGCCATGGCGAATTACGCCATGTATGATCAAGGCACCTACGATTTGTTTGTTAACCAGAAACTTCTGTATCCGCAGAGCAAGCTGGGTGACTTCGATTACACGGACTTGGGGTCACCGGAATTGTCTATGACCCTTGCACGAGGCGACGAGCAACTGGCGAACAAAATAGCCTATAGGGATTATCAGCTCTTGCAGGAGTATGCCGCATCTCAGGCAGGCTATGAGAGCTTGTTGGAGATGCAGCAACGTGGCGAGATGGTGGGATTTCAGGAGCTACAAAAAGCTGAGCTTAAATTTGCAGAGAGTCTTGGAAAATTAAATCAGAGGCTAAAGTCGGCTAATCTCAAGCAGATCGATAAACTCGGACGCCCTATCAAGGCTGGCGCACAAGGGGGCGGCCAAGGGGCAGTTGGCACTAAGGTTGGGATGGGTAACGGTTATAGGCAAGGAGGTGCTGGGGAAGAGTGGATCGATCTGAATACGCTTGGCCGATATAAAGACATTGGGAAGGTTACAAATCCGTATGCTACATATGGGTCTGGTATGACGCAGGAGTTCTGGGACATAGCGAACAAGGCAGGGCGAAGCGACTTCAGCGGTTTTGAACTCGGAGAGCGCGGTATGTTCAATCTGCTTGGCAGTGTTTTCCAAGGTGGAGATCTGCTTGGTGCGGGTTTTCTATCTGAAGGGGCTAATATGTCGTATGCACCTGCCGACTCCACGTCCCCAATGATCAATGTGCAAACAAATGCCGTGCAGAAGAGCGCTTTGAAGAATGACCTAACTGCCCCATCCAAGCCCAAAATGATTTACGATGTGCAAACCGGCCAAGCGAGAATTGTCGAATAATGAAAAACGTAAAGGTCGGAGGTGTAGACGGTTTTGAGATGGGCTTTCCGGATGAAATGCCGGATGAGGCCATCTCAAGTTGGTTGTCCGAGAACATGGGTCCGGACCAGTTTCGGAAAGCGAAAAAGGATATTGCCGCATCCGAGCTGAGGAGGGTCCAGCAGGATCGCCGGGAGTATAGGGATGGACTGCTGTGGGCAAACACTCTGGGAAACGTGGCCAACGGGTTCTACGGCGGCCTGCTGACGACTGGTGCCGGTATTGCGCGTGTGGGCTCAGTTGTCACGGCACTTCCAACTAAGTTCTATGGGTATGCCATGGACATAGAGGATGCCCAGAACCCGCTGAAAACTCTGGCCGACAAGCTCGATGCCTACGGACACGATCTACAAAACGCCGTTGGAAACATCATCCCAGAGTCCGAGCAGGTCGATATGAACGCGGTTACAAGGTTCATGACCGGGGATGTTGCTACCGGGCTCGGCAGTGCGCTCACGTTCTTGACCGGCGGTGCTGCGTTGAAGGGCATCACTTCTGCCACAGCCGCCACAATGACGCTGGGTGGGCTGCAAGGTTATGAGTCTGGCTATCAGCGGTCAATGGCTGCCGGAAACTCAGAGGTCAAATCCCACTTCCTTGCCCTCATGAACGCTGGTGTTGGTCTCACTGAGGCATTCCCTGTTGGTAGATGGGTTGACCGTGTCAGCAAGAAGGGTGGCTTCAGCCTTGGGAATCTGCTTGCTGAAGCCAGTGAGGAGGCTTTTCAAGAGGCATTCCAGTCCACTATGGGCGATGTCATTGCCACCACGTGGGGCAATGAGGATCTCTCAATGGCGACTATCGCGTCCAATGCAGCCTACAACGCTCTGGTTGGAAGCGTGACTGGTGGCATTATGTCAGCAGGCACTGGTGTGGCATCTGGTGTTCGCTCGGTTGCAGCAGGGGAGGCGTCCGCAATGGACGTGATGCGGGAGACGTTTAGACAAATCACTCCGCAGTTTAGCTGGCAGGGTCGGACTCGCGACTCGCGTGAGACCACAGTTCTTCAGGCCGAAGCAAAGCGAAACATTGAGCAGCTGGATCGAGGGCAAATCACGCCTGAGCAGTTTAGAAAGAATCTGGCGGATCTAAACCGTCGAGGTGCAAATGTTTCTCGGGCGATACAAGACACATTGGTAGAGCAGGCCGAGCAGCGTGCTGCTCACGTCGAGGGCAAGGCCGCCGAGATAAACAAAAGCAAGGAGCGGAGGGCAGCCACAGAAGCTGAGTCGGCTAGAAAAGACGCCGAAGCCCCCAGCGTTGTTGAGAAAACGGAACAGGCCAATGACATCGTCGGTGTGAATCGAGAGGGGGTCAGCCTTGTTTTTAACAGCGACGAGAAAAGGCTTCTGGATGCTGCACTTGATCGCTACGGGAGGAACTCCGCCGAGTATCGCCAAATCTATAATAACATCGTTGCCGAGAAAAAACGGCCATCTCAGCCGATCCCCGGTCAGTCGGAAGCAGCCAGAACGGTCAGGGATCTCCTCGGCCATCTTGGCTTTCATACCAATTCTCCCAAGGCAAGACGCGATGGGACGTGGGACAACATCCGCCGCATTGCAGAGGCAGCCATCGTGGCGATGCAGCCACAGACCGAAACCGACGAGAGAATCCTCGCAAACTACAAGGCAAAACTACGTAAGATTACAAACGCTGAAAAGGGTTCAGCATCCGTCACTCTTGGTGTTACCGACGAAGCGCCATACCACAGGACTGAGGTTCGGCTTCACAACAACTACATGGCATCGGGAGCGCTCAGCGCTGCACTGGACTACCACGACAGTCTCGCACGGCTAGGCAGCACTGATGGTGCAACGTATTACAAAAACCAAGTTGCCGAATTCCTCGGATTGAAACTCAACGAGGGAGAAGGAGGTTGGCCATCTGCTTACCGCAGCGAATTAGTCGATAAACTGATCGGTCCCGCAGAACAGGCTGCGTCAGAACTCGCCAAGCAGCTTCCCATTGGAACGCCGGTTGATGTTAGCGTTTCGGAAACAAAGTCTTACAAAGGTGTTATTACAGGTTACAGCGATGCTGGCACTCGGATCAATGTCGCCACCTCTGCTGGCAATTTCACCTCGGTCGATCCAAGCATTATCACGGTGCAGTCAAAGGCACCATCCCGGTTCTCTCCGAAAGCAAAGCCAGAAACCAAGACCCGTGCCCCGTATGAGCCGACTTCTGACAGGGTTACTGGGACGTATGCGGTAACATGGGATCAGTATGGCGCGGAGAAAGCCCCGGTTATCCTGAATCTCGACCCGGCCATGCCTCTCAACAGTCAGGGGTTAGTCGAGCCGGACATGACAAATGCTGACTATGACGCTGTCCTGTCTGCGCTTGGTCTTGCTGTAGGATCAAGCCGTAGCGACATGTCAGACAAGCTCCGCATGGTTCGCAACTCCTCTGTTGTGAATGACAACACGGTGGAGAACGTGGCCTACACCTACACCGAGGCAGAGATAGACCAGTGGATGGAGTTCTGGGGGCTTAACGCCGCACCTCCGCTCTCCGAAGCGGACATCAAGAAGAGTATCAGGAACAGGATCTCTTCTCTGACTGACGGCAAGAGAGGTGCTGAGCCGCAACTGGACAACTTGGCTGCCGAGCTGGGCATAGCTGGCTGGAATCCAAACCAAAGCAAGTCCAAGAAGATTGTTGCGCTGCGAGCTGCCCTGAACAAAGCCCCGATCGCCGTGGTCTCCAGAGCCGCTGCCAAAGCTGGGGTTACGCTTTCCAAAAAGAAAACCAAAACTCAAAAGGTTCAGGAGCTTCGCAGTCGCATCTCTGAGGCTCTGGGGAATTACAAAACAAACGTGGCGCTCTATGGCCTGCGCTCTGCATACGTAAATGACATCATCGAGGCTGCCAACAATGGCCTCTCGATTGATCCTAAGGTTCTGGCTGACGTGCAGAGGGTTTCACCGCAGGATGTGGGCAGGGTGCAGGAAGCCATCAGGCAGGGTGCTGCGATTGCCGGGACTTATCCGACCCGTGCATCGGTGCATAAAAAGTATGCGCCCGTCTCCACTCCCGGAGTGAGCAAGCGGTTGAAGCGTGGTGACACGATCCCGGTTACGTTGGTTGGGCACAGTGAGATCGAGCCCGGAGTCATTGGTGCGAACATCATGACAATTGGAAACTGGCAGCTGCCTGATGGCACGATCATCAGCACTGGCCAAGTCCTGCCGTATACTCAAGCGCTGCATGATCAGCTTGTTGCCAATGGCATCAGCATTGTGGCGGAGCAATCCGACCGGGCTGCGCTCGAAGAGGCTCACTACTCGATCGTCAAAGAGAAGTATCCTGATGCCAAAGACGGTCCTGAATTCGCAGGGAAAACGACCCCAAGCCCAGCCGCAGCGAAGGCTACCGAGACTGAGGCACCCGCAGCCCAGCCTGTTTCTGCACCGCCTGCGGTTCAGGCAAGCGAGCTTCCGCAAGAAGCGTATAGCGAAGAGGAGATCAAAGGTGAAACCTCCACTGCCGCTGATGTCCTTGGTGTTCCTCTTCCTGAGCGTGAATCTGTCGAGGAAGTTGTCGAGGAGGCTATCGAGCCTGCACCTGAGCCAGCCGCCGCAGTCGAGCAGGCACTGGAGCCTGCCCCTGAGCCTGCCAAGCCCAGCCCTGAGGCAGAGGCATACCGCAAAAAGGCCGAGAAAGCCTTGGATGAGCTGGAAGACCTTAGGATTAATTACCCAGACATGCCTGCCTCCCGAGTTAGGAGCTTTGGCAAAAAACTGTTGAAGCAGGGTTTAATTACTCAGAGCGATTACGACAACATGGATGCCCAGCTCAAAGACAGGGGCATGGACAAAGATGATCGAATCCTCGGTGCTTTGGATGAGCTGTATATCGAGACGACTCCACCCGGAGAGACGGTTGAGTCGGTCGAGCCTGAGATCGTGGAGGCGGGGGCTGGGGAGTTTGACGTGCGCAACGACTATGCCGGTGAAACTGAATACGTCTATCTGCGATCCAGAATGGATGCCGGTATGTTTCAGATAATCGGGGAGGATGGGGCAAATCTGATCATTCAAAACATTGATACGGGTGTTCAGCAGAAAGTTGACCCGGCAATGCTGGCTGATCCAGTGATGCTTACGCAGGCAGAGATGCGAGGTGGTCCTGAGGCGTGGAGTAAGGCTATTGAGATGGCTGGAATTCCCGCCATTGTGCGGTCATACGCTCGTGCGCTCGAAACACCAGTTGATGAGTGGGCAGTGTTGGCCATCCTAAATCCAAAAACACCAGATCAAACCATAAGGGATCTAGCCGAGCGTCATGCATTTGGGAATCTGGATCTGCTCGGAGCGCGTTTGGCGGCAGGGGGTGGGTATGCGCCGAGGATGAAGGAGCAGCTTCAGGCCCTGAGTGGCACTGGACCAAGCGCGATTCGGGCTGTGCTGACGGCAGCAGACGCAGTCAAAACCGTAACCGGAGGATTTGTCGGCAACTCCAATGTTAGGGCTGCGCTATCACTCATAACTACCGCTGCCGACGACTCATTCAAGCCGCAGAAAAGCCCAGATACGTTGCAGCGGATTGATAGATCTATTGCTCGCATTGATCTGTCTCGCGAGGAAATCCCAGACATGACGCGGGCGAGAATCGATTCTCTGCTATCCTTGGATGTCGCCTCCACTATTGCATTCGCAGATGCATATGGGAGCAAGTCTGGCGCTTCGGGTGCCGGGGATATGTATGCGGCGGCATACAGGATTGGAAGGAATCTGACAAGTGCCCTGCCATACAAAGCACTGGCAAAGGCAAACGAGGATCTTGCTCAGCCAGCCAAGATGAGTCTGCTCGCGAAGCAGATCGGCACGCGGAAGCATGAAATCCTTACCAGCACAGCCATGCTCAACGAGGAGATCGCCCGGTTCGGCGGAGAGGGTTTTCTTTCTGACAACGACATCGCTTGGATTCGGCTGAACGGGTTGGTTCGTCCTGCCCTTGAGGCGGCGACTGGCATGAGTCAGGATCTTGGAGCGACCAGTGAAGTCGAGTTGATGCAGGACGAAAGCTACGAGCCTCCGATCAAGTGCAACTCTCCATGCAAAAAGAGCGCTGGGTCTGATGACATTGGCTCAAGCAAGGAGAGGGACGGGCGGCTTGGGGATAAGCAGGTAGATGTCCAAACAGAAGCTGCGGTAACAAAGGCCACGCCGATTAAGAGCACTAGCGCCAAGTCGATCATTGACGCATTGGCTAAAAACTTTGGCCTTAAGCCGGTCCAAGGAACCTATCGGCCCACCACAGTCGAGGAGGCTGAAGCAGCAGCTGACGCCATTGTTGATTATTACGACCCCGGCCATAACAATCTGGCTAACTTCGAGAACCTGATCAAGTTGGGGAATGTAGCCATCCGGAATTACGACCCGAGCAACATGTTCGAGGGCGTGTCGGATGACATCAAGGGTCTCGTTATTGCACGGCTATCGGTTCGGCTCGGCGAATACATGGATCAGGCAAATGATCCCAATCTCAAGGCGGTGATGCGGGATGCGATTGCCACGTTCATCCCGCAGATTGGTAAAGCCGCAAGTCTTGCAGCACAGACTATGGCCATCCAACGGTGGGCGCTTAAGAACGTCAGTAATGAGTTCTGGGTCGATACCTTTGTGCGCAAGATGTATGAGCAGAAGGGATTGCTCGGCAAGTTCCTTGAGCGCAGGCCCGAGCTTGAGGCCATCAAGGCGAAATACAAAGATGCCCCTCGTGGAATTCCGAGCCAGATGCTGGAGACCGAGATCCGGAACATCATCTGGAAAGACATCAAGCCAGACACGGCGGACATGATGTGGGCATACTGGTATGCCAACATTCTCTCTGGATCGGCCACTCTGTTTGATAACTTCACGATGCTTGGGAATGCAGCAATTGAGGGTGTGCTTCAAGCGCTAAACAACCCGTCTCGCATCGGGCAAAGCATGAGTGCGCTCGTTCGTGGCGTGGTTGCGGGTGCAAAGGAGTGGAGGTCTACGGGGATTCGCGGCAGGAATCCCCGCATCGACTTCCACAGCTCGTCAATGAAGTTCAGCGATGACGTTGCTAGATCGACTGGCAAGGGTCTAGAAGCTGCACTGGCTGATGAGTTGAGAACAGACCCTCTGGCTTACTGGGGGCAGCAGGACAGCCTGATCAAAAAGTTCTTCGCATCTCCGCGCATAATATCCTACTTCATGCAGTCCACCGACTTCATGGTTGGGCAGGGAGGCTTTCACCAGCGTGCTAAGAACGTGGCCATGATGCGGGCCAAGGAACAACTGATCAGTCAGGGCAAGGAGGCAAACCCGGAAGCTACTGAGAAATCTCTTAACATCACCAACAAGCAGATCGCTGCTGTGGCTACCGACATCCTCAACATGACCCCGGCCAAAATCAAAACCTACCAAGCGCAGGCCAAGAAGGAGTTAGATCAGGGTTACATTACCAAAGACCAGCTCGGCAGTCGAGTTGACGAGTTGATTGAGCTGGGGATTCCAGATGACATTCGGGCGAACGCGAAAGAATACATGAGTCGGATCACCGGCAACAGTGAGACTCCGTTCGGGGTGCTCGGTGCAATCCATCAGGCTATCAGCAATCTCAAACAGCAGGGCGGAGTGATCGGGACTGGCACGAGATTCTTCTTCCCGTTCACGCGATGGGCAGCGAACTGGGGCAACATCATCGGCGACTACATGCCCCCGATTGCCATGGCCAGATACTTCGCGTGGAGTCCAAACTGGGCATCTGGCAAGGCGTGGCCGGAAGATGGAAAGATCCGGGCGATGCGGGACTTCATGCGGAGGATCGGACCCAAGCCGAGCTGGGTGACGGAGGAACTCAACGGCGAAAGCGTAATGTCCAACGAGGATGCCAACGTCCTGAAGATGAAGATGGTCATGGGATTTGCCGGGTTTGTCGGGTTGCTCGCAGTCCTGTCCGACTACGATGACGACGACGAGCCGGAGATTCAGTTGACCGGCGGGATGTTCTCCCTGTCCGCAGCCAAGAGGAAGCAACTGTTACAGTCCGGCATCCGGCCTTACTCGCTCATCATTGGCGGCAGGTCTTGGAGTTACAAGAACCTGCCCTTTGCTTGGATGCTCGGAACTGTGGGCAACATTCAAGACGGCTCCCGCTATGGCCTGCGAGAGAAGGACATGGGCCTGATTACCAGTGCCATCACTCAGGGTGCCACGGTGGTAAGCGAGATGTCGGTCCTGTCGTCATTCGATTCTTTCCTCCAGATTCTTGGTGCGAAGAACATGACCAACGAGACGCGAGCCAAAACTATGGCGGACTGGTTTGGTCGCAACGCATCCGGTCTGGTTCCATTCAGTAGCTTGGATCGCGATGTCGAGAACTGGTTCCTGTCACTGTCCAACCAACCAACCAGCTACGAGGCTCACGGCGTAGCCTCCCAGTTCCTGCGGCAAATGCCAGCAGTCACAGCATCCAAGTCGATGTTCGGAGGAGATCCGGTGCTCAACCTGCTTGGTGAACCGATTGAGTATTTCAAGCACCCCGCTCACCGTATGCTTGGACCCGAGACCGATGATGTCTGGAAGAGCATGGGAATTCTGGCGAGCAAGGGGGTTTACCTGACTGACATCCGAGCCTCATCCACCACTGATCGAAAGACCGGTCAGAAAAAGGCAATGACAGCTGAGCAGCTCTACAGCTACAAGGCACTGGTTTATAAAATTGTGGGCGGTTACATCAAGCGCAACCATCTACAGCTCCGCAACGCGAGGCCGGAATCTGCTCAGCAGTATATTGATAAGCTGACCAGATTCGCGCAGCAGCAGGCGCGGAGAGAGCTGAACCTGCCCTGATGATCAGGCCCGGTCCTCGACGTGCCTCTTCCTGCACTTGGGGCACAGCTCGTCAATCAGCACGAGGACTCTGGTGGACAACCAGTCTCGCTGGTAGTCAGTCTTGCACTGCTGGCACCAGCGCTGGTTCTTCGCCCTCTTGTTCTTCTTGCACTTGGTGCAGACCTTAAGGTCTTTTGATTTCTTCATTTGAATTGCCGTCTAAGGGCTTGACGCCTGTCAGTCAATAGTGTTCTTTTGCAACACCAAACGGAATTAACCGTATAGAAAACATATGAAGATCAAAACTGTTAGTGATTGCATCGGCCTCGACGCCGGAACTCCCATCCCCATGGTGACTGGATACATTGACCGGGTCTACGATCGCAAGGTGGGCCAGTCCCAGTATGGCAAATACTCCTTTGAGAATTTCATGCTGGAGGGGGACGGTGGCCAGAAGATCCGGGTCACCCTGAAGAACTTACCCCAGCTGCAATTCGGGCATGGGGATCAGATTACTATCATCGCCAAGGAAAGCGACAGGGGCTGGAGCGGGGTGGAGCGGAAGGACGACGAATACAAGGGCGAGGTTCGCCCTGCCATCGTGGTCTCATCTGGCGCAAGGATCTGCCTTGCCAGCGAGCTGGAGGATGCCGAGGAACCATCCCCCAGACGCGCTGTCCCCGCTCCCAGTCGCCCCGCCCCTGCCCGCGCAGCTGTCAATACCAGCATCCGCGAGGATGCCCCGGAGGAATTCTCCAAGCGTCTGGTGCAGGCTGGCAACTGTTACCTGCGTGCCTATGGCACCGCCCACATGATTGCGATCGCAGCAGAGGAGGCCGGGCTGCCGAGGATGGAGGCTACGCAGATCCAAGCGGCGACCTTCACCATCTTCAAGGAGGCCATGCGTCCCACCACCCTCGCATCCATGCCATCCGGCGAGGTGTCCATCGCTCCGCTGGAGGACGGGGAGGGTGACGGGGAGGACGACTATCGTCCCGCCCCTCAAAAACGCCGTGGCGGGGCCTCTGAGGCGCAGGAATATTCAACGCAGGACGGATGGCCCGCATAATAGGAGGGATCAGCATGTCGTTAGTTAAGGAAGATCTGAGTTCCCACTGGTATGCGCGTGACGGCAAGCCCCGCCACGATGCCAACCTGCGTCACGCACGCAAGGAGCTGCTGTTCCCATCTGTGACCACCGTTCTCAAGGTGTGGCCCAAGCCGCAGCTGGACATGTGGAAGATCGAGCAGGCCATCGTGTCCGCACTCACGCTTCCCCGTCTACCCGACGAGCAGGACGATGCGTTCGCACGCCGGATTGTGGAGGACATGGGGCAGGAAGTGAAGCAGGCTGCGAAGGAAGGCACCAACCTGCACGAGCTGCTCAACGTCAGGCTCGTAACCGGATTATGGCCTGAGGCCAGAGGCTACGCACCGTGGATGATGAGCTACGAGACATGGATCAAGGACAACATTGTCGAGGTGATTCAGTCCGAGCAGGTTACAACCAATGAGAAGTATGGCTACGCAGGCACCATTGATCTCATTGCCAAGACCAAGCGCTGGGGCTTGTGTGTGCTGGACTTCAAGAGCCAATCGGTAAAGGCCAAGCCGAACTTCTACAACACCTTCGCCATGCAGTTGGCTGCGTATGCGAAGAGCTTTGATGACAACCTGTTTAGCAGCCACACGGCTGTGGTTGACAGCCTCGTCAGCCTCGTGCTGGACAGGAAGAAACCGGATCAGCCACACGTTAAGGTGTGGACCGCCGAGGAGGCACATCACGCATGGCTCTGCTTCTTTGCAGCCATGCGACTCTGGACGCTTGATAAAGCGTATTACCCTGCTCCTGTCTGGGAGCTTTAACCCTCAGCCCAACTGGGCGGGAGGCCGAGTGCTTCCCGCCCTTTCCCTTTTAATCATATGGTAAGATGGAGCGAAGACGAGCTGCGTGCTTTCAAGAAGAAGTATAAGCAGGATATGGATGCCAGCGCAGAGAAGATGAAGGCGATGGAGAACGTGAAGAAACCTGAGGGCGTGCCCCTCATCAGGCTGCTGGCGCAGGACAGGCCCGACGACATGAACAAGTTGGAGCGTGCCTTCTATGGGCACCTGATCCGCACCACCAACTACGTCATCTTGTGTCAGTCTGTGAAGTTAAGGATGGCTGACAAGACTTGGTATAGCCCGGACTTCTTCTGCCTCTGCGAGGATGGAATCGCAAGGGTGTTCGAGACCAAGGGCTTCATGCGGGACGATGCTGCCGTTAAGCTGAAGACTACCGCTGAGATGTATCCGTATTTCAGATTCTATTTGGTCACCAAAAAGAAGGGTGGGGTCTGGGATATAAGGCCAGTGCCTCCGCACAAAGAGATCCTTGAACTGTGAGTCGAGATGCCCCGCTTGATGATGGATGCGTTAATGATATTCATGCCGCGTTTCTACATGCAGGCACAGCTACTGTCGCATTCGACTTTGACGGTGAAGACCCAGAGGAATTTGAGCTTGGGTTCACCCTGCTTGAGATGCTGAAACGCGACATGCTGCGGGGCTTTATGTATGAGGATTATATTCTGGTCAGCTATCTGACCCCGGAGACGAACTGATGAAGAGGACAACAGCAAAGGAAGTGAGCGACAGGCTGGCATCCCAGATCGAAAGGGTATGCCAGTATCTCCTGCCGAACGGCAAGCAGGTGCAGAGTGAGTGGTGTGTCGGCAGCCCGGCTGGTGAGGTCGGTGATTCCATGAAGATCCACACCTCCGGTGACAAGGCCGGGGTGTGGGCTGACTTTGCGGGGGATCTGAGCGGTGACGCGCTGGATCTGTGGGCTGCGTGCAGGAACGTCAGCCTGCCAGAGGCTATGGCCGAGGCGAAGCGGTGGCTTGGGATCAGTGAGCCTGTTCCGCCCCGAAAGAAATACGACAAGCCGAAGCTGACAGGTGTCACTCGGCTGGATCTGAACGGGAAGGTGGCTTCCTACCTGAGGGAAGAGCGGCAGCTATCACCAGAAACACTGGCCAAGTTCAAGGTGAGCGAGGATGGGGCACAGAAGGGTTACTACATGCCCTCCTTCCATCCCAACGGAGAGCTTGCCCGATTCAAGTGGGTTGCCCTGAGGCGTGAGAATGGGAAGAAGGTGATGAATTCATCCATCAACTCTGCCCCCATTCTGTATGGATGGCAGGCAATACCAAGGAACACGAGGACGATCCTGATCTGTGAGGGTGAGATCGACGCCATGACATGGAGCCAGCTCGGTGTGCCTGCGCTGTCGGTCCCGAACGGAGCCAAGAACCTCCAGTGGTTGGATGAGGATTGGGATGCGCTTGAGCCCTACGATGAGGTGTTCATCAGCTTCGACATGGACGATGTCGGGGAGTCCGTGGTCAAGGACGTGGCCAATCGCATCGGCCTGCATCGGGCCAAGATAGTCCGGCTCCCAAGGAAGGATGCCAACGAGTGGCATGTGAAGGATTCCCCAACCGAGGCTGAGGTCATGGCTGTGCTGGCTGGGGCTACGGTCATCAGCCCGATCCAGTTCCTTGAGCAAACCAAGCTGATCGAGGAGGCGTGGGAGGCAATGACCAACCCAAACAGGGATGGCATGAGGACTCGCCTGTTCGGGGACAAGCTGGTGTTCAGGCCGGGCGAGACCACAGTGGTCACCGGATACCCCGGCCATGGCAAATCCACCCTGCTGTTCGGCATCATGGTCGAGGCAGCAACCAAGGGGCACAAGGTTGTGATTGCCAGCATGGAGATGCCTGTCACCCAGCAGCTCATCATCATGGCCAAGCAGTTCTATTCCAGATGCGACATCACCAAGGAGCAGCTGGCTGCATTCATCGAGTGGACAGTCGGGCGGATCTACTGCTTGGATGTATACGGGATGGTGTCGGTGGAGGATGTCATTGGCCTGATGGAATACGGGGCAAAGCGGTTCGGTTGCAGGTTCGCTGTCATCGACAGCATCATGAAACTGAACATCAACTCGGAAGACTTTGAGGGGCAGCGGCTTGTGACCAACAAGCTGACCTGCTTCGCAAAGGAGAACAAGATGCACCTGTTTCTCGTGGCCCACCCAAGGAAGGGCATGACCGAGAACGAGAAGCTCGGGATGCTGGACGTGAAGGGAGCGCAGGACATCATTGCCCAGCCAGACAATGTGCTGGTGGTGCATCGCAACAAACGGAGGGAGAAGATGGCGAGCTTGGGAAGGATAGGAGAGGGATCTCAGGGTGCGATCATCTGTGACAAGCAGCGTGTCACTGGTCACATCTTTGAGATCGAGACTGAGTTCCATGCAGGCGCTGCGCAATTCACACAGGAAGGAGAAGATCCAGTTGATTATGCAAGCAGAACCGAAATGGAGTGACGTTCATGTGTGGGCAGACCCGTCAGGCTGGGACGTGAGCGTGGCTGACCCACGCGGGAATCATCGCCTGATCGAAAGGCGGCAGAAAAAGAAATCCGACATCGCCCCGGCCCATGCACTGACGATGCTGCACGTGGCTGATGCTCTCAGGTTTATTGCCAGAGAGATGAAGCGAGAGGGATTCGATACCAGCAATCATTGTGTCTGGGTGATCACTAACAACGCCAAAGCAATCCAAGTCTTTCGCCGAGAGGTCACTGACTTCCTGTCAGCCCCGGCGCTCAAGACATTCGAGAAGAACTCAATGGCGTTTCGCAGTGTAGCTATAACGAAAGGAGCAAAGTGAGATCGCAAGCAGCAAGAGAACTGGCACATATCGCAAGGCAGAAGAACAAGCCCAAGCCCAAGGAGAAAACGCCAAGCGATTACAGGGGCATCCAGATCAAGGACATCAACGAGTATCTCAGGTTCATGGCTGTAAGCCGAAGCCGTGGGGAAGACATGCATCACCTTGTCGATCTGCTTGAGAACCAGTGCAGCTGTGAGGACAGCCAGCTCAGGAAGTCGGCTGAGTGTGACCACCTATCAGCTGGGTATTACAGGCTGGGTAAAGCGTTCGTTGCGCTAATCAAAAAGGAGATGCGATGAGTGAAACATGTGAGAAATGCAGCGGACCCATGCGCAAGGCTGAGGATCTGTATCCATGCGAGTGGTGTGGCGAGTTGCAGTGCAAGCTGTGCGGCAAGCATGACGCTGACTGCACATGCGTGTGTGATCTGATGTGGTGCAAGAGCGAGGTGGAGCGATGAGCGTTCTCCACTTTGCCACCTGTGAGCGGGGCCGAGCACTCCTGTTCCTGAAAAAGGTATACCCATCAAGGGATGTTAAAGACGCTCCGGAGTCTGCCGGGCCTCTTCTGGACCTGATTGAACAGGACATTCTCCGGCTTCAAGATCCTGATGTTCACGGAAACCGGATTGAGCTGTTGCCCGGAAAAAACTTCCGGGAAGAGCTTTGTGATATTGCAACCCGGATTGCGCGGATTTTTCACGAAGGATGAACGATGAGCAAAACTGAGCTAGAGATATGAGAAAGAAAGTTAGCAGTGTAGATGTAGGGGTTGAGTGCTACTGCGGGCACGAGTTCGGTGTGACTGTCACCTTTGGCGAGGAAGCTCAGTGCTTCGGGCCTGTGGAAACGTGTCACGATGGCAGCGCCACGGAGTTTGAACCCGGCGAATGTCCCGAGTGCGGGGCTGAGATCGACAAGGACGATGTTCATCTCACCGCCAGCGAGATCGCAGCTTACATGGATGAGGATGAGGACGACGATGACTAGAGCAGCATTCACCTCACCATGGAGGCCGCCCATCAGGGCTATCAGCAAGCGGATGCAAGAGAAGTTGAAAGAGTATGAGCGAATCAAGCGACAGTGGAAGAAGGGAAAGGCATGCGCATTCCCCGGGTGCTGCAACAACAAGGTCGATGTCCATCACACGCGTGGCCGAGCCGGTGATCTACTCTTGGACCCACGCTATTGGCTGCCGCTATGTCGGGCACACCACGACTGGGTCGGGAGATGGCCAGACGAGGCCCGCCGTATGGGCCTGCTTGCCAAGTTCGGACAGTGGGGAAAGGCAGACTGAATGAAGCTGCTGACCTTCATCAAGATCGACGAACCTGCGCCCTCAATCCAGAGGCTGTTAACAAGAAACAAAGAATGGGCACATGGCCAAACTTTAAGAAGGCTGCGAGCAGTAGTCCGCCGCGCTATAAAGCGATCATCACGCAAATGAGGCAGCGCCTGCTGCCCCATGACAACCTGTCTGTCTGGGGTCTGGCGCAGGTGATGGTGGAGGAGGGACTGATACCCAAAGATCCCACGTCTGTAATCTGGGAACTGAGGCAGAGGAAGCTCGCGTGGGGGGAACCCTACACTGTAATTGAAATCTACGAACTGGAGGAGAGTGATGGATATTGGTAACGGAAGGAAACTGTATGCCCATCAGGTCGAAGCTGTGCACCTGATGCTCAATCAGTCATGCGTGATAGCGCATGACATGGGGCTGGGCAAGACGCTGGCTGCGCTCGTGGCGGCCAAGCACGCATCGGATCAGGGGGCGCTGGTTGTGGTCGTGGCCCCGATCAACATGCACAGGGACTGGAGAGACGAGGCGGCAAGGGTCGGGGTGCCGATCCGGCTGATGTCGTGGGCCAAGATTGAAATGGATCAGCTTGCCCCGTTCGTCCTGATTGCAGACGAGGCGCACTATGCACAGAGCATGAAGAGCCAGCGCACACGCAAGTTCCTTGCTCTCGCCAAGAAAGCTCAGAGGGTGTGGTGCCTGACCGGCACGCCCATGCGGGGAGGCAGGCCATCCAACCTGTATCCACTGCTCGTGGCAATCGGGCATCCTCTGGCCAATAACAGGAACCAATACGAGCTGCGGTATTGTGATGCGAAGGCGACCCACTTCACGAGGTGGGATATAACCGGGGCATCCAACCTTACCGAGCTGCACATGCGGACGAACAAATCCATACTGCGCAGGCAGAAGGAGGACTGTGTGGATCTGCCGCCCAAGACGAGGGTCATGCATGACGTGCCCGTCACCAAGGACGACAAGGCCAAGTTCATCAGGGCATGGGAGGAGAGCTACAAGAAGTTCCTCGATGGTATTAACGAGGACATCGAAGCCAATAGGCACAACCTGCCAGACGAGGCAGCAGTGGCAGCGTTCCGCAAGGAGAGGCTCAGGGCCAAGGCAGCAGTGCAGGTATCCGCAGCCCGGCAAGCCAGCAGTCTGGTCAAGGTAGCCGAGGCGGCGAGCATGGTCAGGGATCTGCGTGATGCAGGCAAGAGGGTTGTGGTGTTCGCATCCTTCAAGGCAAGCGTGCGCCTGCTTGAGGATTCCCTGTCTGACCAGAGGGTGGGTGTATACGTGGGGGATATGTCGAAGAAGGAGAGGGACGAAGTCTACTCTGCGTGGAAGGCGGGGGAGATTGATACCTTCATCGCCACGCCAGAGTCGGGAGGGGTGGGGCTGAACTTGCAGGAGGCAGCCGATGTGATCCTGATCGACAGGCCATACACATGCGGGGATCTGGAGCAGGCAGAGGACAGGTGCCATCGCATCGGAACCAACTGGCCCGTCACTGCATACTGGCTGCGGGCATTTGAGATCGACACAGTGGTGGATGAGATCCTGCTGGAGAAACTGGAGAATGCGGGTCAGGTAATTGACGGGGGAAGGGTAAGTGAATACGAAGTCTTGAGGAGAATGGTGAAGGGAAAGAAGGGGAAGTGAGGAAGCTGGGAGGCGGGTGCGGTAACGCGGCAAAACCCGCACCCAACCTCCCGTTTGCAGTGTGGCGGCCTGAAAGGCGGGGCATGACTCCCGTGCCGCTACCACCAGCTGCACGCTGGGAAACCTACTCGTTTTCTATCGTCCACACCAAACCTTTTGTCTCGGCTGGCGACTCGGGTTCACCCTCATCGTTGAACACAGGCGGGAGTGTGTGGACAACCTCCGCCGCAATCGGGCCAGTCGTGTAAGCCTCATGTCCCAGCCGATACTCGTTCTGCATCTTGCGTATGATGTCGATCATCAGCACACCGTAGCCGAGGCTGGGCTCGACCCGTTTGTCCGGGTCTTTGTTGATCCACCGGCAGATGTGCGGCGGGCGGATGTCCTTGTTAAGGATCTTGGACATGCGCCGAGCCAGCTCGGCAGCTGCGCCTCGGTGGTCGTTGATCCATGCGGCATACGGGCCGAGGGCGCAGTCGCTGAAGAACTTGGTGTTCTTGTCCACCTCCTTCATGACCTGCTTGCGTTTGATCTTGATCAGCTTCTTGTCGTCGTCTTCGTAATACATATTCAGAGTCCTATCTTTTCAAACAGCGCAGCCAGCAAGGCGATGCCTCCCAGTATGGCTGTCATTGCGGTTATGCTGAACAGCAGAAACATCTGCTGTCCCTTTGGGTTTACTCGGGCTCCCTCTGCGTAGTCTCGTGCGGCATAGTAGATCAGCAGCCCGACTGTTAGCCCGAACGATGCAGCGATTAGAATTACCATGATCCTTTATATCCGTTCTCCACCAGAGCCGAGCACAGGTTGGTGTGCGCCTCCTCGAGGTGGGCAATGGCATTGGCGATGCCTTTCACTGACTCAGGAGTGCGGTGCGCAGTGATCTCAACCAGCGCTTGGATTGCACCGGCTAGGTGCGACTCCGCATCGGCATAGGCAAACGCCTCATGAATCTCACTGCGAATCCGATCGGCAATCGTCTTCGAGTCGCTCTCCCACAGTTTGTTCGTATCGATATACGAGATCAGCGATGGCGTCTGGTTGTTCAGCGCCCTAACTACCGAGTCCATTTTGCTGTCAATGAGCCAAGAGGTCGGGCATTCGCTTATGCTCTTGAACTTATACCTCAACTCGATACCAACCATCTTCTTGTCCCAGTTCATGATGATGTCGTTGCACTCGTGCTTGTTCATGTTGTCTGTCCTTTTTGTTGTTGGTTGAAGGGGCAGGGGGTCGGACCCTGCCCCAGTTTGGTTACTGAACTACATCTTGACCTGATCCATCACCTTGCCAGCACGGGCCTGAAGATCAGCCCGGGCATCAGCCCACTCCAGCAGGCGGGCTGAGGCCGTGATGCCCTGCACCAGATCCCACACCGTCTCGCACTTGCCCTCCTCTGCTGTGGCGAAGCGGACGGCATCCTTGATCTCCATCTTGGTGAAGCGGTGACCCCGCTTGGTCAGCCAGTTGTGGATCGTCCGCCAGTATTCCACGGGCGCACCGTCCTTGGTCTCGTGGGCGGGCAGCTGGCTGCTGGAAGCAGCCTGCACATGCTCGATCAGCGGCTGGTCACTGGCAGTGACGAACTGTTGCAGCCTGCCGATCGCCTCGGTGTCGAACCTGCTCGGCCCACCCGAGGTATGACGAATCATCAGCCGCTCCATGTCCTTCATCCCCATGATCAGCCCGTTGCTGCACACGCTGTTGAAGAGGAAGGTCGAGAGGCCGAAGGCTTTGCTGCCCACCTCCGAGTTGTAGACGATGAAGCCACGGTGCAACTGCGCCCTGCCATGGATGTCGATGCGCCTTGTCATGTCCGCCATGAACATGAAGACGTTGCGGTCACTGGCGAAGAGGCCGCCGCTGCCCACAGGTGTGAACTGCCCACTCGTGTGGTCCATGATCCTGCGCACAGCATCCACCACCTCGGCATCCCATATCCTGCCGTAGGTAGGGGAGGTCACAGCCTGCAACCTGCCATGCTCATCGCCAGTGTCCACTGTCATGAACTTGGCACCGAGGTCATCGCCTGCCAGCTTGGCAAGGCCATGGTTCAGGTTGTCCCTGACGAGTTGAGCGGGGAGATCCCGCAGGTAGTTGGCTGGTGCCCCGACACGCTGCGCCATCTGGCCAAAGGCCCAGTGTGTTGGCCTGACAGGATCGATCGAGGAGTTGATGACGATGTCCTGATACGTGCCCTCGTCTCCCTCGACATCAATCACCTCGACACGGGTGCGGTTGATGTCGATGTCGATCGCACGGGAGGACATCCTGCGCTGATGCACCTCGGCATACATGCCGTCAAGGGACGAGAAGCTCTGGTCACGATGACGGTTGCGGAAGCCAGCACGGAAGTTGTTGATGTTGATAGCGGTCATTGTTCTGCCTTTCTGTTGTTGTGAGTTCAGTTGTTGAACTCGGTTTACTCTGGCGGGATTGCCAGACTTGGAGGCAGGCAGCGCCTGCCCCCAGTGTCTATCAATCCTTCTTCAGTTGTCGCTTGAGCCCTGAGCCGATCAGGAATCCCTCAGTCCAAGCCTTGGCCTGACTGAGTGGCATCCAGATCGACATGCTCTTGCCCTTCCACATGAACCTGAGCTTGCTGGCCTGTTGTTCGATCTCGATCTTCATCCCGAGGATGTTGAACAGGCGGACAGTCTTCTTGATGTCTTGGAGGTCACCCATCAGATCTGCTCCTTTCGGGCAATCTCAGCGAACTTGTTGGCCATGTTGCTGAGGAGGTCGCTGATCTCCTGAGCGCGGTAGGCGATGTCACGTGCCATGTCGTGGGTGTGGGACTCGATCTTGCTGAGCCTGTCTTGGACATCGACCAGCTTCCTGCCGAGTCCCTCGATCCCCTGCCACAGGGCATCCTCCTTCTCCAGCCTGACGTCCCGGCACACGTCCAGCACATATTGCTTCAGCCCCGTGATGTCATCCGGCAGGATGGGCTTGTTGTCAGCCGGAGCATTCACTATCTGCTCGTCGATGATGTCGCGCAGCCACTTCTCATTGTCGTGCTTGTCGAAGTAGTCGACGATGGCTTGGTCAACCATCGGGCTGATGACTTCATCGAGCATTGGCTCGAGCACCTCATGCCAGTTGGTGTTGCAGACCTCGTCCTTGATAGCCTCATCCAAACCGAGGATGTCACCGGCATTCACCTCGTGTGCTGAGAGGTGCTCTCGCACTGCCTCGTCGATGGCATCGGCCATGCCCATGGCGTCCACATCCATCTCCGACATGGCATCTGAGATATGCTCCCTCAGGTCCATGCCATCGAGCGAGGCTTCGACCTGATCCTCGACCTGTGCTTTGAGATGGACATCGGTCAGAGCAGTGGTGATGCGCTTCTCGATGTCGGCCTTGATTGTGGCCATGAAGTCCTCATTGCCGAGGATTCCGGATACGATCGCCGATGTGATGATGTTGTCGTTCATGCTATCTACCTTTCTGTTGTAGTTCAGTTTCTGAACTGGTTGCCTTGGCGTTATTGCCAAGCCTCACCATACCTTATCAGATATGGTGACGCTTGTCAACACTTAAGATTACACAGCATTACAGCTGGATTACAAATCCTGACGTGTCCTGCTTGGCCTTGCCCTTCGGGGTCAGGCCGACGATGACTGGGGTAGGGTCTTGGAACCTGACGTCTGAGTCGTCGCCGTTGATAACCCTGTAACCCTTGTATTTCTTGGGCACTGTCGAGAACACGGCGGCCACGTTCTTCCCCGCAGCCAGCACCTTCTCGCATGTTTCCCAGTTCGACTCTGACCTACTGAACGTGAGCCAGTAGTTGGGCAGGCGATTGGCGAGGACACGGGCTGCACTCTTGGTGTAGTCGTAGAACTGCAACTCCGGAAAGTGCTTGATGACTCTGCGCCAGCTGATGTCCGAGGTTCCGTTGAGCCTGACCGCAGGCTTGAATCCCTTGCGCTCAGTAGAGATCCGGAACCTCGACAGCTCGACGTAGAGCTGATCCATGAATCCATCACGGTCATCGTGATAGAACTTGGTCCGATTGATACGTGCCTGCTGCACGTTGTTGAAGCTCCCGCGTCCTGCCGTATACAGGCAGGCTGTGCGGCATCCATCCGATGCCCACGGGCAGACGTTCAATCCCGCAATATCTGCCGGTGCGAGATATAAGATGGCCGTCTTGACGCCCAGCTTCTCACCCTTCACCGTCTTAACGTCATTCTCTACACTAAGTAGTGTCATGCTGCTCCTTTCTGGTTCGGTTACTGAACTACACGCAATGGCATCCGCAGCCATGCGGACACATCCATAGATTGTATCCTCCATTGTCGCAGGTTCGGGCTTCACTTGCCCAATCCCAGATCATGTCTGCCACGACATCCTTGCCGTCACGCATGATCTGTCTGGCTTCTCGTCGAGCCATGACGTATCGGTTATGCGTCCAGCCCATGTCTTCCTCGTCTCGGAAGTGCATCAGCCATTCTGCGTAGATGTCTGCCAGTTTACGCACCCCCATCTTGTGGAGGTCGGCATACGCCTTGTCGTATGCCTCCTGACTATGACTCCATTGCCATGCCATACTGTTCCTTTCTGTTGAGTTCGGTTACTGAACTGTCACTTCGACGTAGTCGTCGCCAATAGTGACGGGCAGTTTGCCCGTCAAAGCCTTGATGATAGTGGGTCGTGTCCACTGTGGGTGAGGCCATGACTGCATGACCTTGACGATCTGCTCTTTCGAGCTGGGATACATGGCCACTGCCCACCGCCAAAGGCCGGGGGCGTGAATCATGGGGGCGGAGGTGAGTCTGATCTTCATAGTTCCTCCTGCACTTTGGATGCTGCGTTGTCCGCAACGGACAAGGCGTTGCGAAGTTTCACTGCCCTGATCTCAAGGTCAGGGTCCATGTCGTGATCTGTATCCAGCATTAGCTGGAGCTTTGCCCACACCTCATACATGTGGTCCCTCAGGCTTCGGATCTCTTCTACTTTCATGCTGTCCTTTCGTTTGAGTTCGGTAACCGAACTCTCTGACCTATGGCCAGACTGCACACCTCACCTGTCACATGAGGTGTGATGTCTGATCACTGCCGCTCCCGCAGGATCTCTCTTTCCGCCGCCGCAATGGCGGACAGGACCGTGTCCCTCTCCCGCTGGGCGTGCTCACGCTCCGCCTGAGCATCCATTCGTGCGGCATCTGCTGCCGCGAGCTCGACCTTGGCGCGGCGCAAGATGCGCTCGGCCTCGGCCTCCGCCGCCGAGATTATCCACTTGGCCTGTTCTTCGGCCGCGCTGATGCTGTCTCGGATGGTCTGCATCGGGATGTGATCGGACTTCAGATCCCGCTCAACCTGCGGACAGATCTGGAGCAGCCACTCTCCTATGTAGCTGCCCGTCCCCAACTCGGACGCGAATTTATAGAGTGCGTCCAACTCTTCTGCTTTGGTCATGCTGACCTTTCTGTTCTCCAGTTCAGTTATCGAACTGGACCCTGCCGACAGGCAGACCACACCCCTCGACCTGATTGGGGAGGGGTGGCGTCTAACGGTGGGAGTTCGGTTTCCGAACTAGTCTTGCTTGCCGCTCAGCTTCCAAGCTGCCAAGAGAACACTACGGGCTTTTTCCCCATACTCCTCCACCGCGAATTGGAGGAGCTCCTCCGCGAGACCAGCCAGCTCCGCATCGGGCTGGCGACCTCCTTTCTTGTCTTTGGCCTCCGTAGGCCAGACCTCGTTCAAGTAAGAGAACATAGCCGTGCGTCCAAAGACGCCAGACTCCATCCACCCTTTTAGGACGCCCAACGCGTCCTGCCGACTCACCCCGTTGTCTCGAAGCTCGATCAGAATCGAGCAAACCTTGACGCGTGCCTTTTCGGCAGACTTAACCGCCGATAGTGCCTTGGCCCACAACCCGTTCACCTTGTCGTTCGTTGTCATACTATCCTTTCCGTTGTTTGAGCAGTTCGGTTATCGAACTGCCCCCAGTGTTGAACACTGATTGCCGCCCACTAGCCAAGCCAATGGGCGGGGTCAATGTTCACCCCGACACGATGTCTTCCAAATGTGTCCCTATAGAGCCATGCTTTACATCCTTCTGACGCCCACCAAGAGTTGCCAACCCCCCAGAGAGCCGTTCTAGACTGCATGTCTTAGCCGTCTAGCCGTTCGTTAGTCCGGACTAGGCCGTGCATCCATCCTTAGTCAGGCTCACTTCAGAGGTGAGTTGCTCCCAACCAAGCTTTCCGCATTCAGATTTCAAAGATCACCCAGCCCCGACCAGCTCCCGCTTCCCTCGTTGACCCGCTGTCAACTGTCAACACTTTACCACGGATGGGTAGATTGTCTAGAGGTTATTTTCCACCGATGGTAACCAGCAGTAGCTAAGTGGTTGATACTGAATAGGTTAAGTGGGGCAAAAAAAGTTTGGAAAGGAGGGGGAAAAGGGCCGGAAAAGTGGGGTGGGAAGTGGGGCCAGACGGGATGGGTTCGAAGCGTTGGGTGGGGTGTTACGTATGGATTGAATCGTAACACCGGCTCACCCAACCCGTTGCCCACCAACTACTTACAGAACATGGCACCCACCGTATCCACCCCCAGATCTACCCCGCCCCATCCTTCATCCGGGTTCGGCCCAGATCTGGAGTCGAGGTTTGGCCAATTCGGGCCTTGGTTCAGTTACTGGACTAGGTCGAGGAATGGGGGAGATCCGGGACATGGGACCCCTATTTAGTCAGAGGGTCACACCCCCCTACCCCCCTCTTCAAATCGCGCAACGCATATAGCGTTATACCCCTTTCCATAGACAGGTGGGTTTTTTCCGATGTGTCATGACACCCCTCTTCAGAGATGGATGAGTTTTTTGGGCATTCCCATTACACATCCCTCTTCACGGATAGGTGGGTTTTTGCCAGATATCCATGACACACCTCACCCCTTTCCACAGGCAGGTAGGTTTTCCCGATGTCCCGTGACGCATGCTCATTGCGTGTTACGATCTTCTTTATTCGTAACACGATTCTCCGTGAGCCTCTCTGAGGCGTTTTTATGTGTTTGGGGTATGGAGACCCCCTAACGGGTGTGAAAATGGATTGTAGGGCTATTGTGGGAGCGGGGGAGGGTATTGTAGGTTTAGGGGAGTTTGATTGAGATTTGGGGTGTGGAGGGTTTTGCTGGGCACCACACCCCTTCTGAGAAAGGGGATTCGCCTATTTGGTTGGTGGCTGTGAGGGTGAAGAAGGTGGTTTGGGTGATGGTGATGGAGGTATTTGTTACTGGGCCGAGTCTTTGGGTTATCTTCCAGCCGTTGGTTGGGGTGGTGGTTAGCTTGAACCAGTTGGTTGGGATTTGTTTGGTGGAGTCTACGGATTGTTCTGTGGTGAGGTCTGTGCGGGTGTAGAGGATGTAGCCTGTGACGGTATCTCCTTCTTTGGGTGGGTTCCATGCGAGGGTGACTGTGGTGGGTTCTGAGGAGAGCAGGGAGGCTGGGAGTGCGAGCAAGGCTACTAGCCATTTCACGCGGTCTGCCCACCACGCTGCACTCATCTTGCCCTTGGCTATGTTCTTGGAATGGCGGGCCTTAAAGGATTCACGGCGCTTGCGATACGAGGAGGATTCACCTGATTTCTTGGGACTGCCCGATACACCCTGCTGGCCAAAGCGTATCAGCTTGGTCTTGTCTCCTACCTTAGCCATCACCATGTGACTCTTGGTCTTGTGGCTGGGGGTGCGTTTAGGTTTGTTATACCCACTCAATCCGTAGCGTTTAAGTTTAGAATCCATGTTGGCAGGGTGTTTTAAGGGTTATTCTGCACAAATACAACCCCCTGAATAGAGGTGTATATAAGAAGCTCTTAATCATTCTTTGCCGGTATGCCCATAAAACCCGGCCTTTTAATAAGGCTGGCCTAATACAAACGAAGAACCCGGCCCTTTTCGGAGCCGGGTTTTGTCTTAGTAGCGCTTACCGCCACGCTTCTTACCTTTGCAGGCCATCTACCTCACCTCCTTCCCCCGTGGGCGACAGACCTTCGGTTCCTCGTATTCCTCGCCTCACGTTGTTGCCGGATGGATCGGGCAGGTCTGTCCGGTTCCATGGGGATGAACCGGATTGAATGCACTTCACCCGTGTCGGCATCCTTCCTTTTACAGATCCAGTCAGTTCCATGCCGTCCCGTGACCGTGTCATGATACCACCTGCCGTTCTCGTGGTGTGTGTCTACGACCGTATCAATCACGTCCATCTCCGCATTGCAGTCAGGACACGTGGTCGTTTCGCTTGCCCATTTGGTGCCGTCTCCACCTTCCTTCCGGCAAGCCCAGCACTCGCATCGTATCCTCATCTATCCTCCCATCCCTTCTGCCGGGAAGTAGACTTCCGGCTTTGGCTTGGCTGGCTCACTGGGAGTTTGGACTGGCTCGTCTTTGTGGACTTCCTCGACCTTGGCCACTTCGGGCTCCCCTTGTCGGGTCTGTTCGGACAACACATGGATATCTGTGGGTCTGGGTGACTGCCTGCGGTTGGGTTTGATCTGCTTGTCCTGCCGGATCGGACTGACATCCGGTATGCCAAGCAGCTTCCTCTGGAGTGCAATTAGCTCTCTGGTCTCACGGATCAGGGCTGTCCTCTGCTCAAGGGTGACGCTCACCTTGGACTTGCCCTCACCCAAGATCATGTTCCAGTTGTCCGTCAGGCACTTGTAGATCTTGTCCAGATTCGCATGGTGCCTGTTGGCGTGGGTGACAAAGTAGTCGTGGGAGATCGGCTGAGGCACACCGATCTCAGCATGATCAGTAGGAGGACGCAGTGCAGCCGCAACCAATGGCCCGGCTTCCCTGAGCTTCTTCTCCTTGAACCACGTCTCCCTCTGCTCAGTCCAGCCTTCACGGTAAGCCCGCTGGAGGACAGTGGAGTAGTTGATGTTGTGCTGGTGACTGACCCAGCGCATCGAACCCTTGCCGGTCACGAAGTCAATCCGAGCCGCATCCCACTTCTCAAATGGAATCTTGGAGGATCGCCTGTGCTGTAATGGTTTGTTGGGATCTGCCTTGGCCATGTTACCTCCTGTTCCACGGTGCATCAGGATCGTCAGCAAAGGATACCGACTTCTTGGCCGCAGCCTTCGTCGCACCCCTGCCCCCACCATCAGGATCATTGGACCGGAGCTTCTTCAGCTCAGCTTCCAACTCCTCAACCTTGTCCTCATACAGCCTGAGCTTCCGCACTGTGGCTGGGAAGGCAGCCGCGTATCTGCGCATACCGGCCATGACCGTCAAGCGCCTGTCAGAGGTCATTGGGGAATCAGGGCTGATCGCTTCGTCAAAGTCCTTCAGTCCCTTCTCAAGCAGTCTGTTGTGGTCATCATCCCCGTCGATCCTCCCAAACAGGTCAGGGTAACGGGTGACGATCTTCTCGTCTGCCTTGGTCCAGACCTGCTGGTTGAGGCGTTGCTGCTCAGCCTGCTCAGCCAGACGCTTCTTGGAGACCTCAGCAGAGTTCTTCTCGGCGTCTGCCAGAGCCTTCTTGCGTTGCTCGTTGAGGGTCCGGATCTGGGTGCGCATCGCAAGAATCTGCGGTGCAGCATCCCCGAACAGCATGTTCGCATACCTGCTGGCTTCCTTCAGGGGCATCTCAATGAGGCTCAGGAAGTCCTGCTTCTTGGCCATACGGGTGCCCTCAGCAGTCTCGATCTCGACACCCTCGATCTCGGACGTGGCCATGTCGATCAGGCTCTTGATCGGCTGGATATACTTCTCCTGATATTCGTCAGACGTCTCGTAGTCAGAGACGATCTGCTTGGCCTGATACTCCTTGATGCGTGCCTTCAGGGATGCGTTCTCATCTGCCAAGGCATTGGTTACCTCGCCTGACTCAGTCTTCTGCTTCAGCTCTTCGAGCTGCTTCTCAAGGCTGGAGTAGCTCTCGCGCAGCTTGTCATAGGCATCACGCAGGGGCTTGGACCTCTTGTAGGCAGAGGACTCAAGGAATGCTTCGTCAGATTCCTCTGCCGATTCAGCAGCCTCAGGAGCAGCTTCCTGCGCAAGCTCTTCCTTGGCCTCCTCCTTCGGCTTGTCCTTGGCTTCGAACTTGCCCTTCTCATCCCGCTTGCGGATGCCTGCAATCTCATCAAGCTCGGCAAACGGATCAGGCGGGGCAGACTCAGCCTCAGCGCTGGGGGTTTCCTTGGGTTCCGCAGCCGGGGTCGCCTTTACCGGCGGCTCGGCCACTGCAACATTGGACTCGGAGTGCTCTGCACCACCGAGATCTGGCATTTCATTTGGCATGGTTTTAGTACTTTAGTTTCTTCGGATCAGGTAGCTGCTGCTCCGTAGCTTCAGACAGGTTGGTCAGCATGACGGCAAACTCCTTGGCACCCTGCACCCGCAGGGAATATCCGGGATCTGCACCATTGGCTGACATGGACAACTGGGCAAGTGCGGCGTGAACCACACTCGTCCACATGTTCGAGGCAGTTATATCTGCCCATCGCTTGGCGTGCTCACCGTTGGCGAATACGTGTTTGGGGGTTGGTAGCTTCATACGAGACCGTCCAACGCTGCATTGATTCTGGCTTCAATGGCTGCATTGGAAATCGACTGATCATGTTCCTGTTGCTTGATGGCCATGTTCTGGGCGTGCTCCTGAGCCTTGCGCTGCTGTTCAGCCTCAAACGCCTGCTGCTTGAACTGGGCGCTCTGGTTCTGGGCGATGACCTTGCCCCGTGCCTTGACCTGCTCCTTGACCATTGTGTTCTGAATCTCGGCCATGGCCTTGGGATCACCCTGCGCCTGCTCACTCTTCATCTTCTCAGCCAGACGCTGGCTGTATGCCCGGATGATGTTGTTGGCTTGGGCAAGCTGACTGTTGAAGCTCTTAACCAGACCGCCCTGCCCCTTGTCACCCTGCAAGATCTCCAAGTTCTGCGCGATGTGCGAGGACAGGTTGACCATGCCGCGCAGCTCGTCGGCGTCCTTCGGAACCGCTCCCTGCTGCTCAATCTGCTGGATCTTCACGTTCAATGTCTGGAGTTGGGCAGCAACATACTCGTTGCGGTTGACCTCCTGCGGTATGCCGACAGGCAAACCAGAGAGCAGGACGCCTGCATTCTGCTGACCCTCGATGACCGAGTTGGACGGGAACTGCTCCTCTTCCATCGGAACCATGGAGTTGGCCAAGGAAGGATCGTCGGTGTTGGCCTCAACATACAGGTGCAGGGCTCTCCTCTGGCTGTTGGGATCGAGCAGGGGACGGATGGACATGAGCAATTCGGCCTGAGCCTGCTCAACCATCTTGTTACCGCCGCCCATAACCCGAACCGGATCTACTTCCCACCGCTCAAAATCCAGCCACTTCTTGTCTACGCCCTGCTTGAGCACTCTCTCCCTGAATAGTTTGACCTCAGGACAGGTCGTAACCGGCTTACTGAACCTGCGGGCAATCTCTCGATACTGGAAGACCGAGTCGTCATAGGCAGATCCAAGGATGGCTGACACCATCATCTGGAGCTGGCTCATCTCAGAGGACACCTGACGGGCTGACTTGGCCCGCTCTTCTCCCGGCGAAGCCTGACCACGGTATGACGCAGCAGCCTCACCCATGAGCTGCCGGTTCTGGAGCAGGCCCATGTTGATGAAGTTCATGTCCGGCTGCCAGCGCTCATCCCGTCCCACCACAGAGACTCCTTCGGGAATAATCCCAAGGTGATGCAGGTCGATGCGTTGAATCCTGTCCCTGTCTGTCGGATCAGAGACACGGAAATACCACATGAGGTTTTCAAAGATGGAGTCGTTGAGCTTGCACCGCAGTCGGTTTTGAAGCTGCACAACGGAATACAAAAGGAATCCGAGGGATCGAATTGAATGGAAACGGAACGGCGCTTGGTTGGCGACATTCCCCCAGAAGGTGTGGAAGATCTGTGAGTGGTCCTCGGCATATGGGGTCTTGGACTTGAAGATGAACTCATTCTCCATGGTCTCGACGTTGGAGTCGGGGACCATCAGGCGCAGCCAATGACACTTGTCTTCGGACTCAAGGTCTCGGGTATACAGCGTCCACGTGCGGATAACAGGGATTGCGTCCGACTCCCAATAGCCCGAGTTCTCCTTGATCTCCTCGGTCATGAGTTCCGGGTTCTGGTAATAGTTCTCCTCGCGGTCACGGGTATCACCGCTGGCAACAGATGCCATCAGTGTGCTGAGGATCTTGTTGACCATCTTCATGTTCCAGCCGTCACCGCTTCGGGTGATCCGCCAGAACTCATGGGGCGTGTATTCCCGATACACCGCAAAGTATCCGAGGTTTGACAGGTCAAGGTATGTCTTGTCAGGGATCAGGATGTCGTTGACCCCGTAAGGCACTGGCTTCCAACTATCAATATTCGGCCATACGGCAGGTCCGTATCCGTGTAATCCGACATTGGCGAACTGTGATTTGAGGGAGAATCCATATTCACGGCTCGCCTTCATGATCTTGTTCATCTCCTTGGTGATGATCTTTCCGGCCTTCATCCGCTCCTGATGCTCGCTGAAGCCGTCAATCGCTACCGTGCAGAAATTGCCGGGTTTCATGAACGCATTGCGGTATTGGTTCCGCGCATCGTGCATGATCATCGCACCTTCAAGGAAGTTGACGTTGGTCTCGATGTTGTTCTCCTCTACCTCCTCATCTGAATAGGGAGGTTCCCCGTCAAAGATTTCAGTAACCAGAGAACGGTTTTGCCTGCGAAGGTCATCGGCATCCAGCATGTGCTGGATTACTTCCATTGCCTTGGAGGCGTCTGTGTAGATGTCGCTCATTATTTTTCTTTCAATATCCAGCAGTTCGCAGGGAATTCGCCATACTCAGACTCTTCCATGTGATCTGTTATCGTTTTCAGTGGCGTATGCACTTTCAAAAGCAGAAAGCACCCGCATACGTGGCAGACCCCAAGATCTTTGTCGTTGGGCGTAACGAACTTGTGTTTACGCCTAAGTCTTTCATACGCAAGCAGAGTTGTCGCAAAGCTCTCCTTGAGAAGCTCCCTCCACTTTGCCGTCCTGTTCATGGGGCATGTGGAGCATATCTTAGCCCGTTGTGCTGACACCTCAGGGGGGACTGGCTTGGCACCATCACCAAGCCAGTCTACCAGCGTGGCAATCCCATTGGCTGTGCTCATTCAGACTTCTTTCGTTTCAGCCCGCATGTCGGGCATGACTTCTTTGGCTTTGCCTCTGGGGCCTCCACAGCCTGAACGGTAGGGGTGGCTGATACTTTTACCGGGATAGCTTCCTGAGTCTTGGGCAACCTGCCTATCATTTGGATCGGGGCGGTGCTTCCTTGGGTAAATGGAAACGGCATCTTGGTGTTGCAGTATACCCACAGGGCTCTCTTGCCGCGCAGCAGACCACAGATGTGCGCTTGGATGTCAGCCCATACCTGAGCCGGGTTTGCCCGATCAAGGTTGTTGCCCACACGGTGGCTCAGCACATCATTGATCAGGTTCTGGCGCGTGTTTGCGTTTGCTGAATACCCGGTCTCGGGCTGAACATAAACCCATCCAGTGGGTGGTCTTACCGTGTGAGTCTTGAGCGTCATGACTTTAGCTATATATCAGTCTCTTGTTTTTGTGAAGTCCCTGCTTTTTCTCCATGAGTTGGAGGTAGAAAAGGTCTGCCTCTTCCCGGTCCAGATCGCTGTAAGTGGCTGTCTTGGTGATCTCAAAGCCGTGCCTGCGTGCTCCTTCGGCGGCCAAGACCAGTGCGTCAAACAAGTCAGGGCTCTTGCCTGCACGCTTCTTCATCTCCGCCTTGGCCTCGACGTCGATCTTCCCGCCCTTGTTCATGAACCACTCTCGCAGTGATCCTTCTTCTACCAGCTCATCTGTGATCTGCCTAAACTGTTTGGCTTCAATGACATGGCGTATGAAGAACCACAGCTCAGACACAAACTTGCCGTAATGCTTGTGGCTTTCGACTGGAATGACATCGCTCACAGGTCTGTCTGAGGGCTTCCCTCCGAACTCAACAGGCACCACATTGGCCGACCATTCCCGAGCAAAGGCAGACATCAGGGCACCATGACCGGTGGAGTCAACGTAGAGCCTGTCTGCGGATATACCGCGTGCCATGCACATGTTCTTGACGGCTCTGGCTACCTGTTCCTGCGGGGGGATTGGTGCCTTTGCTGAGATCGGGACGATGATCGGCTTCTCATCCAGCGCCATGATCCACACCCCGTTCAGGTCTCTGCCGATGCGAAGGATTACAAGTGCGGTGCGATCACCAAACGAGCTGTAGGACGCATCAAGCCCGGCAATCAAGGTCGTCTCCCTCCCCCTCCAGACAGCCTTGTCTCTGGCCATGTTGTTATCACAAAGCATAGCGTCGATAACCCGGCGGCTTGCGCCTGTTGCTGGCATGATTCCCAAGTCCATCATGCCAAACTGGAGGGAATCCCTGCCGTAATACTCAAGGTCAGTGCGAATCTCTTCCCGTCCGATCAGGAACGGATAGGGCTCCTTCTCTCCGTCAGCCACGTCAAAGTTCGGACTGTCTGTGCCGGGCAGCTGGATGGCGCATCCATTCCTCCACCGGGTCTTCCACACCTTGGTCTTCTCTCCCTGATCAATCCCCGGCCATCCACCAAGATCCGGATGAGGTTCGCATACCAGCCCGAGCGCATCAGTCGGGTCTTTTGGGTTACCTAGCCCTATGAGCCTGAAGCCTTTATTCTTGTTGAGGTTCGAGATTGCATCGACAAGAGCCTTGCCCATGAAGCTCAGCTCATCGGCAACAAGGAGCATGTGCTTGTTCTTGATGCCCACAAACTTGCCAAGTCCGACATACTGACCACCGACCACAGTTGGAACGCCAATGATCCCGTCACGGTTATCCCTGCCAGCACCATCGTCTGAGGTGACAATCTGCTGCTTGGATTCGACGAGGTGACCGGGGCAGTCTTCCCAGACCTCTTTTGCCATCTGCCAATACTTCTTGATCTCACCCCAGACACGAAGCTCTAGGGAACGACTATCAGTAGATGAGACCAGCCCTGTGAACCCGGTAGGGAATGCAAAGTAGAAGCATAACGTAAGTAATGCTGCCTCATGGGTCTTTCCGGTAGAGGCTGCACCAAGAATGCCCGTGAACCTGTGGGAGCATACGTTCTCGACCACAAGCCTGTTCCAGCGATGCCACTGTTTGTCAGGCCACAAGAGCTTCTGCATTTCCATGACATGGTATGCAAGCCCACGCCCGTAGGTGTTTTTGCCGATAGTGATGGTTCCGCCGTGTCGAATGAACTGGCGTTCAATCCAGACATGGTCATCAGAGGGGAATACGAGCCCATACTTTTTCGTCTCCTTGCGTGAGCTGGTTTCTTCTGTTAGGCCATACATCGCTATGGCTACCAATAATGACTTAAGTTTAGTTGTGCCAGTGTATTCTACTGAGATGGCTGGCAGTGTGCGTGTCTGGTTGAACCAGATTATCAAGCGGGCAAAATCAATAAATGCCACCTCGATCACGTGGGAGTTTTACGAGGGAACGCAGTCTGCCTGCCGTGAGATCTTGGGGCCGATGATGGTTCCGGGTCTTAAGTTCTACGAGGTCATCCGCACGTCCGAGGCCGGAACTGCCTTCTTTGTGCCCCCGTATCCTCCTGATCGCGTTCCTGAGAAGAGGGAGGTCAAGGTCTACCCGACAACCCCTAAGGCTTCTGAGAGGGTTGAATACACCCCTGAGCCAGCCCAAGCCCCAATTCCGGCACCCAAGAAAGGCAAGGGTGTTCAGGTCGATCCCCAGCAGCCAGTGCCTACCGAGGAGAACAATCTGTTCGCTGAGGGCAAGGTAACCAAGATTAAGGGTTGACCTGTTGATGGTCCGGGAATAGGTTCTGGCCAGTCAGTTCTGACGTTTACTGGCTACCTTTCTGTTGTTAACCCCCGCTCGGGTAAAACCGGGCGGGATTTTTATTTGTCAGCAAAAGATCTATGTGGAACTATATCCACGGCCATCCGGACTACTGGACCCGGTTCGCCCTGAACACAACACTCGGGCCTGCGTGTGCAGTGTCCCGAGAACAAAAGAGCTAACCTCCCCCTTGATCGGGGGAGGTTTTTTGTTGCACGCAGACAAAGTTTCGGTAGCCTCTCCTCGTTGCCGGGAGTAATCCGGTGAACGGCTGGAGTCAACCCCAGCGACAAAGACCTGCGTTGCCTTTACCCGTATTTGATGTTGCACCGCAGGTTTTTCCTTTACAGGGGGTTCACGCCTGCGTTACCTCTCGAAAAGAACATCAAATACGGCTGTGATCAAGGTTGACTCGGAAGGTCACAGATGCCGAGAGAGGCCCAAACCTGAAAGATGGAGGGCTAAAGGCAGTAAAGAATCTCACAGGAACGCTCAGTCTCACCGGACTGTAACCCGCTGCCGAATCTTCGGATTCAGGATCTTGATGGCATAGCTGACAGGGCAACCCCAGCTGACTGGAAGTCACCAGTAACCATCTTGTTCGACACTTCACACGACTAACCTATACGGATCGTGGTATGTGTTATCCTCCCTTGCCTTGTGCAGGGGGGGGTAATTCTCTCCTTCTCCGATCTTCCTACCGGATTGAGGTATGAACAGGTCTATGCATATTTCTATAGACATTTGTGTATAGGAGTGCATAGATTGTTCACAGGTGACCCACTTAGCCAGACTCACCTACTGGCAGCAGAGCACTAATCGGCGTGCCCTCTGAACGCCACTGCGACCAAGGTCGGTCTCGCACCCGACGAACGAGAAGCTACGTGACGCAATGTCATGTGAGTTGGTCGCGTGGCACAAACAATCAGAGAAAGAAAATATATGGCATCCATTAGTTGTAAGCAGTTTTCGGACTATTTGATCCGCCGTGCGGAGCACTTCGATTCGGACATCATCAAGGACATTACCCCTACCCAAGGCTGGATTGGTCACGTTTCTACGGGGCCTTTTCCTGCTGGTGAGGGTGTTACCCGTCAATTTGACAAGTTTCATCGGGTTCAGCCCGACATGTCTGCTGCGTGGTCTGATGTGACTTCTACGGGTTGTGTTGGCACTCCCTGTGACAAGACCGAGACTGAGATTGGTTTCGGTTACACTCAGGAAGAGTACAGCCTTCAGGAGAAGAGCTACAAGACGCAGATGTTCTGCTTTGACCTGATCATGTCTGCTGATCGGGCGAAGGAGCAGTTCGGTCACCTGATCGAGATCCTCCGTGATGCTTCCTCTACGATCATCTCTGATCGTATGAAGACCGAGGCGTTTCGCATTGCTGGCAACAAGGTTCTCACGGGCCTGACTGGCATCGGTGTGAACATCCCGTTCACCTATACCAGCACTGGCAACCTGATCACGGTCACCCCGAATGCCTTGCCGGACTCGATCCTGACGATCGACATCCTGCAACGCTGGGTGCAGCCGTTGATCTTCGAGGGTTACACCGGGGCTGCTGGCTTGCCGAACTCGATGTTCGAGCTGGTCACTGACTTTGAAACCGCGTGGAACCTGCGTGAAGGCAACAGTTCCCTGACCAACTCCTACCGTTTCGCCGACTTCGCCTCCGGTGGCGATCTCTACAAGTATGGGATTACCGATGCGATCGGCAACTTCGGTATCCGTATCGACGCTGCCCCGATGCGTTTCTTGGAGACTGGTGGTGTTCTGCACCGCGTGTTCCCCTACAAGAACCAAGCTGCCTCTGGCGGCTACGGTGGTGCCGGTATCCAAGGCGTGGTCAATCAGGACTACATTGATGCCCCCTACCAGATCGACTTCATCCATCACCGCATGGCCATGAAGTCGATGACGCGCTCGACTGAGGTCATCAACTCGATGATGCCCTTCGCTCAGCGTGACTTTGGCGGCAAATGGCAGTTCGTCATGGACAACCTTGGTGCTGATGCCAATGGCTGCGTCATCGAGAACAAGCGCCGTAACAAGGGCATGTTCATCGCTGACTACAGCATGGCGACCAAGCCCGAGCGTCCTGAGTGGGAAGTTGCGATCCTCAGCAAGCGCCAGCGCAGCTGCGCTGCCGTGACCAGTGTCTGCACGGAGTTCACTCCTGCGACCTACACTGCTCAGGATTACAGCTCCTCGAACGAGGCTTGCGAAAACATTGTGATCGTGACCAAGGGTGCCGGTGCTTACCCGATCACGATTGATGCCTCCTCGATCACCTGCAACGGATACAACGTGGCCCACGCCGCCTCTGGTTCCCTTGCGAATCGCGCTGCTGTGCTGAGCTTCCTCAACACTGAGCTTTCTGAGCTTGGTACTTGGGTGACTGCTGATGCTTCTGATGTCGCCCTTGAAGGCGCTGTCTGCACTGCGGTTACGATTCCCGCGTTCGAGGCGTAATCAAGATCTGCACCCAGATCAATGCTGGCAATTGTGGGTGCAGTGGTAAGGTAGTAGCCGAGTTGGGCCGGGCAAACGCCCGGTCCAACTTTGGACAAAAGAAAAAAGATCATGATACCAAGAAGTGAATCGCTGGGGAATCTGCAAACAGCACTGTTGCAGGCACTTATTGATATCAACAAAACCTACAGCCCAGCATTCCCGTCCTCTATTCAGGCGGTCCTCAACTCTGGTGGATACGAATACAACTCGATAACGGACAAGAAATTCAACCGTCTGCTCTCGGGTTATTTGTATCAGGCGAGAAAAGCCCTTCAACCCTCCTACGTATTATCCATATCGGGATATCAGTCTGGTGATTCGGTAAAATGTGCCCTCACCATCGAAGGGATTCTCAACTCAATTTTGTCATACAATCCGGGATACGCAGCAAACCTCTCCTATCTTCTGTCAACCGGCGTATCTGCATCCAACAAAATACTTCAGGCGTGTATTGTATACTGCGCCAAGAAGTTCGCAGAAGCAGCCAAGGGAGCCGCTATTACTGACTCAGTAGCGTATCAAAGCGTGTCGGGCAGCGGATCGAAGCAGTATCTGGCTGCTGCGATTATCTCCCATGAAGATGGTGGAATGCCTTCGCCTTCAGGGTCAATTCCACTCACGGTAGACAGAACAGATATTACTGTAGATTCGACGTTGATTACAGCAGACCAAACGATATGAAAAAGTTTTCAGCATTACTGGCTATCGGCCTGTTCGCGGCGGCAGGCTATGCGGCACAACAAACCATCAACGTGGGCAGTAGTGCAAACGATGGAGCCGGAGACACGCTTCGCGGTGCGTTCATCAAAGTGAACGACAACTTCACTGAGCTGTATAACGAACACACCGGAGTGTTGGATGGCAACAGCACTGGCTCAATCACGGGCATGGTTGGCATTGCGTCGTCTGGATATTGGATTGGGTCTTCCAACCTAGTCAACGTGATTGCTGATGCGTCGGCTGGAGGCGGCGGCTCAGGTGACTTCATGGCGGACGGCTCGGTTCCGATGACTGGTAATTTAGACATGGGCGGAAACACGCTCACTGACGTTGGAAACTTCAACGTGAGCTTGCTGACAGCAACCAACATCGCGCTAGCTACGCCTGCATCTGGCTCCATCCTAGTCGATAACGGAACCACACTTGAGCCGTTGTCGGCTGGCAGTGAAGGGCAGGTTTTGAAAATATCCAGCGGAGTCCCAGCATGGGGAACTGACTCAAGCGGAAGCTTCAGCTACGACATCGACCAGACTGGGATTGACACCACCGACGCGACGGCAACTCCGTTGTGGACGAACGCGATTACGTCAGACTCCACGTTCTACGCTGACTCCGTTCGCATTATTGGGGCTGGCCCAACGAACAGTCTAGCATTCACGCTATCTGTGGCGGGCCGCGACACTGGTGGAACGCCTACGCTGATTACTGACACGTTGGCGCTTCAGCAGGTACGAACGAACTACACAGACGCAGACCTATCAACGAACGCATGGGCAGAACTGACCGCTGATGGTTTGGTGTGGATGGCTCAAGGGCTAGCGAACGAAAGTATGCACTGGATCGCTCGTGGCGTGTTCAACGAGACAACGAACGGTCCAGCTTTAGACGGCGGAGGCGCATCATACCTATGGTCGGCTGACATGGACGACAACACTGGTTGGGGAACCGAGAGCGGGACAGTTACGTTTGGTTCAACGGCTGTTGACCTTGGAGACGGAGACGTGCTTGCAATCGACGGAACCGCCTCTGACTCCTACGCATATACTGGATCTTGGTCTCCAGTGGCAGGCACCGGAACCACATACGGCTATGTTGTGTTTCAGACGACCGAAACAACGCCTACCACTTCTGCTAGGGTTATTCGCTTGTTCGACGACGTGACGCTGATTGGTCGCATAGAGGTCTTCGGGAGCGGGTCAATCGCAACATATCACGGATCAGTTAATGGGAACTTATCTTCAGTGTTGAGCGACAACACCACGGTGCATATGTGGTTTGAGTTTACGCCGGGGACTGGATCTGACGGGTCGTTCAAAATCGGCGTAAGCTCAGACGGAACCAAGCCAACGCTTACCGAGACAGTAACCGCAGGGACGGCAACGGTTAGCCCGACACGCCTCCAGCTTTACGGTGACTATACCACGGCTGAGGGTCGAGTAAGCTACTTCGACCACCTGCGCGTTGACGATGAAGCCATCGGAAGTAATCCCGAATAATGAAACTTTTCATCACACTACTGGCTAGTGCGGTGGCTCTCAACGGGGCCACCTACTACGTCGCTAAAACCGGAAGCGATTCAAATGATGGATCGTCAGGGTCTCCATTCCTGACGGTCCAGAAAGGAGTCAACACGGCTGTTGCCGGAGATACTGTTCTGGTCGGTGTCGGGACGTATTCGGAGACAGTGACGACATTGAACAGCGGCACTGTCGGAAACTACATCGTGATTGACGGGCAGAACGTGGCGACGATCAGCAAGCTGAACGTAAGTGACGACTACGTGTTTGTGTGCAACCTGCGCGTGAAGGGGTACGCGACCGCATACGGAAGCATGGTATCGGTAAACAACGGCACGGACCACTGCATACTGTCAAATAACGTTGTTGACGCAAACGACGCTTTGCGGGTTTACGGCATCAACATGTCATCTGGAACCACGAAGCCGTTTGCTTCAGACGCACCGAGTTACCACCTGCTTATCTCAAACACGGTCCAGAATGTTAGGGCAACCACCATGCTCAACGTGTCTGGTAATCACAACACCATCCAAGGAAACACTATCAAGGACGGTGGAACTGTGGACTTCATGCGCCTATTTGGAGGAACCAACCTCATCGTCGGGAACACGTTCTCGAACAACTACTATGTGGCAGGCTTGGGCAATCATCCGGATTTTGTTCAGACGTTCGGAAACAACGGGAACGGGAGCTATGGCCATATCATCACTGGGAATCGGATCTCTGGAATTGAAGGCGGGCAGATTACCCAGCTTGAGGCCAACCTGATGCCTGAAATCGGCAACTGGACGTTCATGAACAACGTGTTTGAAGACATCCACCTTCAAGCCAGTTGCTCGGTTGCGGACATTCGCTACTACAACAATACATTCATTCGGTGTAACACAGTCAACGGCGGGCATCCGTTGAATTTCGGGTCTAGGTATTATGACGGGACCACGGTTTACGACGACTCCAGTGGAACTAACCACGCGCACGGGGCGCAGGTCAAAAACAACGTGTTTATCAACTGCGGTGACGAGACTACGAACAAAGGGTGGTATTACGTCAGCACTGCGCTAACAAACGTCGCCGCCGACTACAACTACGTATCCAAAAACTCATGGGGCGCAGTTGACGAGGACGGCTTAGAGACTTCGGTTGGTGACGCTGGAGGCTGGAGCTATTGGGACTGGTGGGAAGATAACGGTATCAACGGCGGCGACCCGCTCATGACATCGTTTGCCACGGGTGATTACAGCCCAACAGCCAGCAGCTTCCTCTATTTGGCTGGGGCTGACTTAACCAGCGTGGTAGGCGGCGGTACAGTTGACATACTTGGGAACGCAAGACCTTCTGGATCAGGTTGGAGTATTGGAGCCTATCAGCTTCCGTCTGGCGCTGAACCTGAAGTGCCGTTGACATTCGCTTCAGTGGACATGGCGAGTATTACGGGCGGCAGTTTCACAATGGGCGATACGTTCGCAGAGGGGGACGCATGGGAGCTTCCAACGCGCACGGTATCTGTCGGCGATTTTCAGCTGAGCAAATACGAACTGTCGAACGAGGACTTAACCACGCTGCTCAACTGGGCATACGACAACGGGCGCGTGGATATAACCAGTTCAAACATCTATCTGGCTGGAACCTCAACTATCCTTCAGCGGGTTGACTCTCCCGTCGGTGAAATTGAGTTTATCGACACGGAGTTTTCCACGCGATCGGGCAGGGGCACGTTTCCTGCCGCCTTCATGAGCTGGTATGGCGCTGTTGCGGCCTGCAACTGGCTGTCAGAGATCCAAGGGCTGACTCCATGCTACGACCTGAGTAGTTGGACGTGGACAGGAACCAACGGCTACAGACTGCCGACTGAGGCGGAATGGGAATACGCAGCTAGGTCTGGAGCTGCGGGTCAACGCTTTCCGTTTGGAAACACCGTGGATCACACGCTGGCGATCTATCAGGCTGATACCAATAGCTACGCATACGACCTTGCAGCTGAAGACGGCTATCACCCGGACTGGGATACGGACCTTCAAAAGTCCGCTCCAGTTGGGACATTCCCAGTAAGCGGCGGTCTTTACGATATGGCTGGAAACGTCTATGAGTGGGTTTGGGATTGGTACGGATCTTATTCTGGCGCTGAAACTACCAACCCAACAGGTCCCGCTTCAGGATCTACCAAGATCATTCGCGGCGGCTCATGGAAAACTGGACCTAACAAGCTGAGGGTTTCCAACCGCTACATTGGGAGCGTCCCATCCTCGACTATTTACGACGCTGGATTCAGGGTGGCCATTGGCGCTTTGGCTGACCCACCAGAGGCGCCCGACACCGACGCGCCAACGGTTACAATCACTGGACCAACCTCAGCGACGACATACGCGACCGCAACTCAGGCCATCGTGCTGTCTGGAACCGCGAGCGATGGAGTAGGCGTAACGAGC